TCCCTACCATTGGATGGTGCTAGGGGTACAGTGGGTGGGACTCCATATTTTAGCCGTCTGGGCTATCATAAGGAACACCTCCTGGTTAGCGATAATCGTTTCTTGGGTAGGGGGGATTTTCGCACGAATATGGAATGTCGTGTGGAGTTTCTTCTGGGGGATTGTGATGAATCTGTGGAAATAGGGCGGCGATAGTACCGCTTTACCCATCGCACGGAGCGGTGCTATTGGGTAAACTACTGGGGTCCCTGGCAGTAGCCGACCAAATATCCAGGGACGTTTTGATAACGAGGTGATCATGGCTAAGAAATGTGAAATGCTGCATTGCAAATACGAAAACCTAACTAAAGGACCTTTCTGTACTAATTGTAACTCCAACATTCGGGCTTGGTCGAAACGACCAGTGGACCAGTTGTTGGAACGTCAGCGGAAACTTGGGCTTTACTCTAACAGGATGAGCCTCATTTCCCTCGAGACCCCCAGTCGTAAACGGAGAACTAAGAAATGACACGTCGGCGGTTCACAAAACGCTTTAAAGAGAAAGCTATTGCTCGAATGGCAGGCGGAGAGCGAAGGATAGACGTCGCTAAAGATTTGAAGATAATGCCGTCTATGCTTTATAACTGGGGGAAAAAATTTAAGCCAACCCCTAAAAAGAAAGCCATTAATAAAAGCCCAAACAAAATGGCTACTGCGATAGTATATCTCCATCATGCTCGGGATGCTGCTGTGGTCCAGATAACTCAAGACCCCCAGCGGTTTGACGATCCGGTATACCAGTTTGCGATGATGGCATTAAAAGCTTTAGAGGGGAAGAACGATGGGGTTTGACAAAGAAGAACGGCGCGAAGTCTTTACGGCTATCGCATTGCATGGGTTACTTAGTAACGAACATATAACTAAAGGACTGACCACTTTTGAAATAACCAAGATGGCAGTCAAAGCAGCAGACAAAGTTATGGAGGTTCTTAATGCTCCCCCAGGACAATAACCTCTTTGAAACTCCTGAGTATTGTTCTCACGGGAAAGTGTGGAAGGTTTGCCCTCAGTGCCAAACAGTTCTTCGGGGAATTATAGCCCTAGAACAAATTGCAAAGGCTTTGTGGGCGGTTCAAAAAGGGATGAAAAATGGATAGACTAGAACAAATTTTCGTAAGACAGGTAGCACTCACTCTTAATTTTCACAATATAGAATTAAGGAATGGACTGTGCGACTACGATGATTTCCCTGTGCCTTTAACAGACCCTAAGGCTCAGAAGCAATTGCGATCCATTGCTTGGTATATTATAGAAGAGGTAGGGGAAGTTTTAGATGCTAAGTCTTTAGAAGAGCAACAAAAAGAAATCGTAGATGTATTCCACTTCCTAGTAGAATTACTTATCTCGTCTGGAGTTACCCCCGACGACCTTCCTGGTTATGGCACTGACCGGTTGGAGAGGCTATTCGTAATCTGCATAGCTAAAATGGAGAATCCAGCACTCACTTTTGTGAATCATCTCTCCAGGGCCATGTGGTATCTGAAGGCTAAGCCCTGGAAGGCGAATCCTAAACCAACGCACCCTGACGTTTATAAAGGGAAGTTGTTAGGGGTATTGATCGCTTTTATTTATTTCGCCAAAGACTATTCATTCACTCCAGAGCTATTGTTCGACATGTATATGGGCAAGGCCCAGGAAAACCAGAAGAGGATTGACAGTGGTGCCTAAAACTATATTCGTAGACTTATTAACTCTACTTTTTATTTACCTGAAGTTGACGCATCAGATCGACTGGAATTGGGCCTTGGTCGTTTCCCCTATTGTATTAGCCCTAATCAGTGGAGCTATTCTTAAAAGACTTTTTTCTTGGGCTAATAAAAGAAAGGGTTTACAGGAAGAGACTTAAGGGTATAATCCTTTTTGTACCTGGTGATAGAGAACTATTTCATCACTCGCTGTAAACGATCGCACTTAAATGTGCAAAATAGTTTTCGCTTGTTCCGGTAAAATTTGTATCTGGTGTAAGGTGATGGATACATCTTGGGGATATACACCCATCGCCGATTGTTCCGACAAGGTTTTTGTGCTTGGTGTAGGTTTCAGTTACTTCTTGCCATACTAAGAACGTAGCTCAGTTGGTTAGAGCGCTTGGCGAAATCCAAGAGGTCAGTGGTTCGAGTCCACTCGCAAATACTGAAACCGTCTGTTCCGGCAAGGTTTGTGGGTGGTGTAGATTACTGTTACTTCTTTTGAAAAGACGTGGTCGTTGGTTCGAACCCAATCTACGCTTTCGGGTGTAGTAGCTCAGTGGTAGAGCACGTAAAATTTCAGTAGTCGCTTGTTCCCCCAACACTAAGCCTCTGGTTTAATAAGAGGTGTATTATGAAGACGAATCGAAAGTCTGTCTCTGCTTTGAAGACACATGAAGGTGCTCCTTCTCCCCACGTCTCTCCGATCAAAGAACTGCGACGAGCTGTAATGGCTTGTATGCTTTGGGAGGATCAGTTCTACGAATCTGGAATTGATATTGCCTCTCGCATCGAAGGGCTTACCCTGATGGTACCCTTTAAGGATGCAGCCCAGGTTGCCATCGACGCCCGTGAGAAGTTTAAGCTTCGTCACGTCCCTTTGCTCGTCCTCCGTTCTATGCTTCGCAAGCATAAGGGCCACGAGATGGGAGAACTCATTACCCGAGTTATCCAGCGCGCTGACGAGATGGGCGAACTGCTTTCCATTTACTGGAAGGAAAACAAGGCTGAACCCCTGACTAACCAGCTTAAGATTGGATTGGCTCGGGCGTTTAAGAAGTTCCCTGAGTATCAGTTGGCAAAGTACAACCGGGATGCTACTGTAAAGATCCGGGATGTAATGTTTTTAGTTCACCCTCGTCCTAACAACGAGAAGCAAGCTGAGCTCTTTAAGAAAGTAGCATCAGATACGATGGCAACTCCCGATACCTGGGAAGTGGCACTGTCTACTGGTGGGGATAAAAAGGACGAGTTTACCCGGCTCTTGAAGGACAAGAAGCTGGGGGCCTTAGCTCTGCTGCGTAATCTGCGCAATATGATTCAGTCGGGAGTTGACGAGGACCTGATCCGAAAACGGCTTGGCGATATGAATACCAACCGTGTTCTCCCCTTCCGGTTCATTACTGCGGCTAAGTATGCGCCTCGATTGGAAGATGCTTTGGAGTCTGCGATGTTCAGGGCGTTAGCTGAGCAACCCAAGTTAGGAGGGAAGACGGCTTTGCTGGTCGATCACTCCCGGTCAATGGATGCTAACGTATCTGCGAAGTCCGAAATCTCTCGCTTCGATTCTGCGGCTGCATTAGCTATGGTCCTGAGGGAAGTAACTGACCGGTGCCGGGTGTTTACGTTCTCCAACCGGTGCATTGAGATTGAGCCCCGGCGTGGATTTGGAATGCTTTCTGCTTTGAATAAGGTTCGTGATCCTCAGCACACTTTGCTTGGAGCTGCTGTGAAGCATATCTATAAAGTGTTCCCAGAATGCGATCGGGTGATTGTGATCACTGACGAACAGTCTCAGGACCGGCCGCCGCATCCTCAGGGAACGGGGTATATCATCAATGTTGCAGGGTATCAGAATGGTATTGCCTATGGCCCCTGGGTTAGTATTGATGGGTGGTCAGAAGCGGTCCTTGATTACATTAAGGAATACGAGTCACAGTAAGAGCACTCCCCCTGGCGTGTAGCGCGGTCCACCAGCTAGGCTGAATAATGGATGATGCACGTCAGGGGTTTGTTAAGGAACATAGATGAACAAACCTGATGAACTTTTCGTTATTCATGATTCAACTAGCAGAACTACAGTTAATGTTAGGGATGCTTCAGAGGAACAGCTAGAGAAAGCAAAGCTATCAGCAGCCGAATCCCAGGGAATGCTTTTCGACGATATTCAAAAGCTGCTTCAGAAGTTCCAACAGGCTGCTATGGCTAATGCAGTATTCACTTACGAACTTGATCGTAGGTCTAAGGCTTTAATCATAGTTCCCAGGATGATCCAATGACCTACGTTAAGACCACAGCAAAAGAAAGACGTGAGCAAGTGAAGGTTCGCTATCTTCATATTAGCCCTAAGGGTGGACCCCCGGCGAAAGGAGTTTTGAGTAAAGTGGTAGCATGGTTCACTCCACAAAGAATAGAGTCCAGCCCTCTGGGTAAGGAACCTAACGATCCCGATCCTCTATTTAAATCAGTCCCGGGGGCCTTTGGAGGACCTAAACCTTCAGGGTCCAAATTGGAAAAGCGATTCAACAAGCATTGGCAAAAACCGAGGGGGTACTAATGAACTCCATTAGCCGGGCACTCCCGCCCGCAGCAAGTGGAGAATCAGGGTGTTACGATTCCAATTGGATAAAGCCATTATGGTTCGTAGGTGGCGTAGAGAGTGGGAATTACATGGCAGGGATTTTCGAGACTGCCACTGTGGAGCCGGTATGGGGACGATGCGAAAACATCGGCCCCAGGAAAGCCATCCTTCCAGTTCCTGTGGACTTTGTGCGTGGGAACGCTTAGATAAGCGTCGAGTTAAACGGCAGGAAAGGTACACTAAAAAAGACGCTGTGCTAGGTGGGGAAGACCATAGCACAGCGTGAACCCCGACACTTAGGGTTGAACCGGACAAAAAAATAGGGGCCTCGGTTTCCCGAAGCCCCTTCATTTCAAACTCTTGATTACTTCGAGCGAGCGCTGGCAGTAACCGGCTGAGTTGCAGAATCGGCCGCAGTGACCAATGCGTCGATGTTATTGGCCGCAGCAATCGCCGCAGTCAGATCAACCGGAGTACCCGCTGCCCCCAAAGCTGCCTGAAGAGCAGCTACCTGGGTAGCTACATCAGCGATCAGTTTCTGGGTGTCAGTGGTGGCCTGAGCAAGAGCCGCAGTCAAGTCGTCAATTTGCGCCATGAGATTTTCTACCTTGGTGTTGATTAAGTTAAGGATGTCTATAATCCGCTTCTCTGTTCTGAGGATTTTAACCTCTAACAGAACTTCGAGTTCATCATAAGTCATATGAATGGCCTTTTGATATAGCCATCGGAGTATACCTGATTCCCGTTACAGTTATCCCTCTAAGCTATGTAGGATTTATCCTTCGAGCTCAGTGACTTTTCCCCCTATCGCAGCCGATATTAAAAGTACTGAGTTTGGGGTTATCTGGTGTGCAGGCATCGGCAAAGGGAAGGGTACCATCTTAACATGTTGAAGGGCGTTGATTTGGAGTTGTGAACATATCCAATGCCCATCAGTTGATTGCTGACGGCCGGTAATGAACCCCCAGATACTCGTCACATCATAAGGGGTTCCAATCTTAGCTCTCAGGTTTGCTTCCCAGTCGTTATATACCGACTTAGTAACCTTAAACGATACCCGAGTACGCTTAACCCATTTCTCGTAATCTGGGGGTCTGATGTGTACTCCAGGGGGTTGATTCCCCACTGAGTCACTGCGAGCACCCAAAAGCCTACCGTCCGAAAGTATACCATCAACATGGCTAAACCCTCCGTAGCCATTCCCGTACCATGCTATAAGTCTAGAAGACAAAGCAGAACCCAATACGAATTGAAGGCTTATAGTAGCCACGTCAACCTCCTTAGGCGGTAGGAGCATACTTCTTGGCATAGGCTTGAGCAGTCGCTGTAGCCGTAGCTAGGACCGAGTCGAAGATTACTGTGCTTGCTTGACCCAGCAAAGTGGAACCTGCGATGTTGGTAAGGATTGAAATCTGAGTGGACAGGGAAGCAAGAAGACTCTGAAGAGCCAGGGCTTCCCCAGGGGACAGGGCCGTAGTCACAAACGCTGCCTGCAAGGCAGGAAGGCCCGCAGCATCACCGGCATTGATTTCAACCAAGGCATTGTTGATAGCGATCAGTTCGTCGGCTCGGGCTACCATCTTAGCATGGTCACCACCGGTACCTGCTTCGATAATCTTACCGGTCAGAATGTCAATCAGGGGAGCGATCAGAAGGCTTGCATTAAGTGTCATTTTGCTTTCTCCGAAATTACTAAAGGGCTAGGAGTACTCGTTACAGTTGCTGAAGATCCAGAATCGTTGTGGACAGTAGCGGTGATAGTTTTCCCACCACTATTATCCTCGTCCCCCGCAGTCGGAGGCCGGTGCCGGGCAAAGAAGTATGCTACAGCCGATCCTGCAAGGCCTAGCACGCCCGTTACTACTTGGACAACCAGACCTATAATTTCCTGGTTGATCGTAGTCCTTGGGAGCAACAGAATACTCACTACCCCAAAAGACAACAATACTAATATGATAATAAGGAAGAATGCAAGCCGTGCTTGAGTCTTCGCGATGTACAGATCAAATTCGTTCATACGGGCTCCATGAATAAGTCTTGTTCGGCTTTGCGCCGACGTGTTAGACCTACATTCGCTACCCCGTTGATATGGTTCCATCTAGGGAACTGAGCCGCTGCTCCTGAGTAGTTCCCCTCGTTTAATAATTGTAATAAAGTGGAGTGTTGTTCAGCCCCTATTCCTACGTTGAAGGTGAAACTGACTAAAGCATCAAACATGTTTTGGTTAAGAGGAACGGTTACGTTCTTATTGATAGCGATTTCCGTATCTGCAACATCACTAAAAAACCAATCGTCAGCATTTTGAAGGGTACATGTTTGATAAGGGAATACGAACCTCGTATGTCCCCAACCTATGGTCCAGACTCCTCGTTGGTCTTCGTAAGCTTGAAGTTTAAGTTCTTCAAACCTTTGGATCAGGGTCTTACCCCGTGGGCTTAAGTTCATTTGCCTATCGCCATCCAGCAAGTGTTAGCGCCAGCAGCACCATTAGTTAGAGTGAACCCGGTCAATGAAGAGGCAGGGTTCGACACGAGGATAGTTCCCTGGGTGACACTTGAAGTAGCAGTAATGGAATAGCACTTAGTCGCAAAGGCTTGAGTAAATGCAACTGGCTGAGCCCCTCCAGTACTTCCTGTTACATAGCCAAAATTAACAATGAATCCATTGGGGAGTTTGAAGAACCCATTATTCCCTGAGACAGTATTTGTTCCTACAGCAAAGGCAGTAGATGCTATCTGTGTCGTAGCTGTTCCAACTGCCGCTGTTGGAGTAGTAGGAGTCCCTGACAAAGCAGGGGAAATCTTGGGAGCGTAGATCGTAGCTGCTGAAGACGTAGTCAGATAGCTTGCAAGCGTAGTTGCTAAAGACGAATTAGATACATAAGTAGATGCTGCTGATGCTATAGTAAGATATGAAGTTAAAGTCGAAGCTAAAGAGGCGTTAGTAACATAAGCTGCTAACTGACTGGTCAACGAAGTCTGAAGGACATAGGAAGCTAAGGTAGTAGTCAAGGTAGTTGCAAGAACGTAGCTGGCTATATTAGCTGTAGTCGTGGGGGTAGCATAAACGAATCCGTTAATTGCACCCCACTGAGTCCCTGTAAAAGACGAAGGAGTGTTCCCAGTATTAGCATTGATCTTCGACTGATACAGAGCATTGCCCTGATTGACTATGGCTCCTATTTGGTATGTTTCAAGAGCATCCCAGCTAACGATACCCCGTTGCATAAAGTATCTGATCCCCGCTGCACTCCAATTCAGGAGCCAGTTAAAGTACTGGCGAGGAGGGGGAACAGGATTCTGAAGCCATCCTTGAGTAACGTACGCATTACCCGGATCGACTATGTCCGTAATAGCTACTGCCGTATCCGCCCAAGCATTCCGTACAGCAGGTTTTGTATATGTCATTACCATTAGAGTTCAATCCTTAAGGTGTGAATATAATACTACCAATCGCTACCCCTGCGGGTCTGGGCAAAAGGTCTAAACTGTCAAGCAAAGCTTCTTCTAATGGAGTAATAGGGAGAGGAACCTTGATAGCAAAGCTTAAAGTTCCAGTATCCGTTATGATGCAATTAACCCCTAAAATAAAGAAGAGAGCTTGTTCAATTCCGCTGATAGTACCATCCCACTGGTTTTTTACAATACGAGCTTTAAGAATAGTCAAATAAGCTACGTCATCAAGGACAGTGGTGCTACTAGAGGATTGCCCTAAATCGTACCAAACTCCACCAATAGACAGGTTAGTTAGTTCCCCAAAAGGTTCTTGTAACCCATCGGGGTTGCCAGTAGAGACTTCAGAGAATCCAAAAAACCCTATTACTAAAACTTCTGCTATGTTTCTCGACTGTCCGATCCAAAGCCCTAATGTATCTAGCTGAGCTCCTACTGCCGTATTTAAATTGAAGGCAGGAATTATACTCTGAGTAGCAGCCACTGCATCTGCGGCAGCTCCCACAACTCTTGAAACCACCAGCATAAAATTAGTCTTTTGATTATGTTCACTAGTAATCAGATTACTATAGCTATTAACATTAGGGCTGATAGGCCCTGTAGAAACTAGGATACTGACTGCATCTCCTGAGTTACCAATGATTCCCGCTACAGGGTTAGTGCTTACCACCAACCCATTTGAGTAATTGTTGACTTCGTAACTGACTACTCCTACTACAAACCCAGCCGCAATTAAGTCTAGTTCAGCTTGGGCTAATGTTTCTTGGGTAACGTCAGGGACTATAATCGTCATACCACATTAACCGTTACGTTAGAAGTAGTATCAGTTACGGCTTGATTATAATTCAGTTGAACGTCTGAAGTCCCACCTGCTAATGTAAAGATCGTAACGCTGAAGGTCCCTACTTGAGTAGGAGGAGTCCCTCCAATTGGAGTCCCTAAAGAGGTAATGACAGGTAGGAAACTGAAGTAACTTAAGAGAGCGCCAATAGCAAAATCGTTTATATAAGCAACGACTGCTGCTTGAATCAAGGCTACTGTCCCTGAATCCCATCCATTTAAAGGGTGGACAGTAATAGATATAGCTTTAGTAACTTCTTGAGGGGACATGAAGTTAATAACTCGAGTCGATCCATTGCTATCTGTAACTGTCTGAGTATATCCAAGGGAAGGGAAAGCTGGGTCTTTATAAGTAGGAATCCCCGGAGTACTTTTATCAAAGATTGCTTGAAACACGGTCGACTGAATAGTCCCACCGTTTTCTACTATAAAGACTAAATTGTTAGCGGGGATAGTTCCACCATTAAGGACTAACACACCAGAAGTATTATTTTCATATGCTACGACTCGCCCTACCCCTACGAGGTTCTCCAGGGCGGCCACAACTCCTTCAAAGACTGTTAGGGAAGGAAGGGCTGTAGATGCAGCCTGCCTGAGCCTTAGGGCTGCGTCAGTCTCTGTGGGCGCCCCAGGGACGGCAACAGCACTGTTGGTCACAGTCTGCCACCCGAACGAAGGGGTCTGTATGCCTGTTACAGTGCCTATATTGGCCCCAATCGCCCCCAACGTGGTACAGGTGGCAGTGACCGATAAAGTACCCCCTGAACCGATCGTAGCGGTCGTAGGAAGGGCCCAAGTGAACCCTGCCGTATCTATGGCCTGCCCGTTGGTAATCACAGTGCCTGCGACCCCTGTAAGCGTCAGGGTGACAGTGGAATAGGAAGGGATCAGCCGAGTGAGCCCGTTGATCTGGACATTGGACGAGAGCCCAGCCCCCTGAGCAGTGATAGGGCTGAACGAGTTGTAGACGGCGATCGCCGCAGCATTCGCATCAGACAAGGCTTGAGCAAAGACGGCTAGGAGCTGACCATCCTGAGAGTCATTCCCTAAGTAAACGTCTGCTCCAAAGATCGCTTGGTACTGACCTTGAAGGTATGCAAGGATGTCGTTATAAGTAGGGGCTGCAATCCCAGTAGGCCCTATGATCGCTGCTGTTGGAGAAATATAAGTAGACATTTAAGTACCTATGGTAACCGTCGTAATTCCATATGCTGTATTAATAACTGAAGTCATAGTATACTTTCTAGAAGGCCCGTCGTAAGCCCCTGTAAAGGACACAATGGAAGTTACATTTGGAGTCTCTATAATTCGTTGCTTCACAAAAGAGTTAGGGTCTGTATTAGGATGTCGCCCCACAATACTCTGGAACCAGGGCGTACCATCAGTGGTATCTAGAAACCATTCGGCTAAGTAAAGCAGAAGCCTGGTTTGAACTGCTTGCCCTACACATGCAGGGGAGTTAGTTAAGAAAGGAACCCCAACGGTATAGTCCCCATCTGGACCTAAAGGACGGTACTTCATGTGGGGATCGTAATTGAACAACCTGTAAAGCTAGAAGCTTTAGAAGTTATTGCTGAAGTTAACGTAGCAAGTTCAGTGATCGTAGCTGTAAGTTGTGCAGCTAAAGTTACAGCAGGAACCAATTGAGGGGTTAAATATGCTGTAATAAGAGTTTGTAAATAAGTTACTATAGCCGTTGGGTTAGCTGATGGAGCAGTTAACAGAGCTAACATAGGAGTGATAATTGCAAGTTGCGCAGTAGCTTGTGTTTGAGCCTCTAAGATAGGCTGGATTGCTCTAGTTACAATTGTTTGTAATTGCGAACATGAAGCGGCTGCATTAACCTCGGCGGTAATAGCAGCAAAAACTAAAGGATTGGTAACTGACATGTTTCTCTTCTTAAGCTACGTTAATTATAATCCCAGATTGAACGGTAACCGTTTGTCCTGTTGGGGTTGTAAAAACCCCACTCCACCCAGTCCCTGCTAATAGGTTGTTAGTAGTAGATACAGAAGGCGCATCCAGAACTACATCCGAAGCACTGAAAGAAATAGAAGCTGAACCATCATTCCTACGCAACTGACTGTATACTGAGTCAATAGTAAACTCATTAGGTAAGGATTTGACTCCTACTAAAGCAAACCCATCTGATAGGTTATGCATGCGAAGGTCTGGAGGGTCCATAGTCTGTTTTCCATTTACAGGGACTCCAGCCTGACCAGGGACAAACCCTTGCTGCCACCAAGCATCAATACAACGGGAGGAGAAGATCACTAAGCATTCATCCCCTGCGGTTATAGGGAACGTCATAGTTACCCCACCACCTCCAAGCCAGAGAACCGGGCAATCAAGAAGGACTGGTAACTGAATGCTTTGAAATTCCCCTTGCTCAGTTCGAACCCGGCCATTGATAGTAGGCTGGATGTCTGCTATCATTTGTCCTATCCCTGAAGCTGAAGGGAACTGTTTAATTACTCCAGGTAAGGCAGTCCACATCCTAGTCTGATAGGCTTCTATAGCAAGACGGAGTTTTTCTGAATCGTCTTGGTACCTTTCACGTTGGTCCATGTTATTGCCCGTACCTTAATATAGTAGCATCATCTTGAGCAACCAAAGCTTTTAGAGCAGCATCGGAAGTAACAGTAGAGTCAACTGACAAACAAATCATTTCCGTATACCATTCGTTACCTCTAGTATCCCCTTTATGGTTTGCTACCATAATATAGTACAATCCATCAGCGCTTGTTTGAGTCTGAAGAGCTGTTGTGATATTGGTTACTTGAGACTCTAGGTCTAAATTTCGGCGAAACGTATTAACTCCTGCTGTCAATTGAACAAGTTGTCCTATCTTATAAGTGGGGTTCAATAAAGTCCTAATCGTAATGCCTTGCTGCGTTTGTTCAGGAACTCCTATCAACCCTGTACTTACAGATATGACAGGGATAGTTCCTCCAGAGACATATGAGGTATAAGGGACTAAGCTTACTGAACCATCCTGAATACTCCACTTACAGTTATTGGTCCATGCAAAGGTCCGATATTCATCTCGACACATTCCATAAAATACACGCCCTCGAATAATCTGATTTTCAGGAAGCGTGGGGAGAGTCTGTTGAGTAACTCCAAATTTTTTCATAGCTGAAAACAGTACGCCGGCAAGCCCTGTTTGATTAGTCCCAGCAGGGACTGACGTCAAAATCGGAGCAAAGTTGTAAGGCCTATCCCCGTCTGCGGCAGTGATGTCTACATAGGAGTCTAACTGATTGACTCGACCTAAACGGAATTGTTTTATAGTCCCTTGAAATATTAAAGCAAAATTCCCTTCGTAACCCGCTGATAGGGAAATGGTAGTGAATTCTTTCTGTCCTATTAAGTGAGCAGTCTTATCACTTAAATTGAAGATGCGAACATCACAAGAATTAGGGGTTTGGAAATCACCGCGCTTAATTGAAAATTGGACTTTGAACTGATTGAACTCTATGCCTTTCCCTGAGGACTGGGAAACGATACAGCTAAACTTTCTAAGGTATTCCTGGGTCATGCTGTCACATAATAAACTTGACCGTCTATTCCTAAGTTGTCAAACGTAGGAACAGTATCAGGGTCAGAGGTAGTTTGAACATACAGCCCTCCTACAAACCCTAAATACTTATACTTAGAAAGCAGATTGACCCCTGTCACTAAAGGGATTCCCTGAAGGATAGGGGTGTTGTTTACGTCTGCAATATCTAGGACCCAACCCCCTTGATCAATGTTCCTATATATAAGAGTTAAGTTATATACGGTCCCACTTAAAGTAATTGAAAAGGTCTGAAGCGTATTCTGTAAAGGAAGCTGAGTGATCGTTGTCACAATGGCCCCCACAGAGTGGGAGGCAGGGACCCTTGAGGTGAAGGCACTGGGTTGTTGACCAAGGCCTGAGCCCCATAGTTAACTAGAGAACTAGTCGAAGCAGGAAATTTCTGATTCGCTGCTGGAGTGACAGAAGCTGAAGCAGTGTTCACTATAATAATCTGTCTCATGGATACTGTCACCATAAGAGCTTGAGAAGTCTTCTGATCCCTGGTTATGGTGAGGGAAGTCATCAACATATTCTTGTAGGACCTAATCGTGGTCACTACAGTAAAAGGTTGTAAAGATTGTTGTAGAGCTAATAGTTGAGAATATATGTTGGAAACATAATCCGTTTTAATTAAAGACCCCCCTGCAAAAACTTGGTTAGCCCCTAAGGATGTAGCAAAGAACGCATTGGCATTTGACCAACCACAATGCATAGTAAGCTCAGCAGGGCGGAAAAAAGAGTGGTCGCTTATGCTCGCCCCAGCTTCTACTGGATGATCAGTTATCTGGAGTAAGTCTGTCCCTTTCTCTTCAAAGGTAGCATCCACTGATATGGTGCTAATCTGATTAGACAAAACCACATTGATCAGATTGCTTAAAGTCCCAAGCCCTAAGTTAATAGCTGTATTGACTAAAGCCCCTGGAACACTCATTGGACCACCGATGCAAATTCACGAGTTACTTCTGCGGCTGCGTTACGAGCAGCACGCTCCTGAGCTTCAGATACGTAACGAGCTACTGCCTGAGGTTCTTGCGATCCATCAATATGGATCGTACTGTCGTAGTAAAACTGAACCGCTTGAGCACCACGACGTTCGTCTTCTTCCTTATTCCCGTGACGTTCATAACTACTAGAGATTATAGTTCCTGCACTTTCAGCATTTTGAGTAGCTAATAACAGTTTACCTGCCGCTTGCTCTGTTCCATGCCTAGCTTCATAATCTGCAAACCTTACCTGAGCTAAAGGATCGCTGGTATCTAAACCGGCAGTCTTAGCAAAAAGCTCAAAGTGTTTCCAACGCTCTGGACTCCACTGAAATAACCCTTTGTATCCCTTTTCATTTACCGCATTAGGATTGAAAGTACTTTCAGAAAAGGCATTAGACACCCATCCAGAAGACTGAGACTTAGACCATCCTAAGTTTTGAAACTGCTCCATTAACCAATCAGCTTTAGCAGCATTATTACTTTGCCCTCCAAAAGTGTACTTCTGATTAAGCTTACTAAACCACTCTGCAAAGGTTTGAAACTTTCCACCTAAGGCATTAGACATATTAGGAAACAGGTTAGTAAGGGAAGATCCAACTACAGCTCCTATTCCACCAGCCGCAACGATCAAAGCTAAAGGTCCTAACACTGCTGCTAAAGCAGCTAACCCTAAAGCCGCTGCTCCGGTAGCAAACCCTGCGAAAGCTGTTCCTAAACCAATTATGCTTGCTGTCAATCCAGGAAATGCAACAACAAGAGCAAGGATGACAGTACTCCAACCATCAGTTGCTTTGTCAAGTGCTATAAGCTTATCAAGCAACCATTCTAATTTAGGAGCTAATTTCTGTATCTCTGCGAATAGACTTTCAAGACCTTTAACTATACTAGTAGTTAATCGTTCTCCATTTTTATCTAACCAAGCAGAAAGCTTATCAAGGCTTAACCCAAATTTGTTCTGAAGTACATCAACAACTTGGGCACCGAAAGCCTCAAGCCTTACTTCAAGTAGCTGTAAAGAGTTTTCAAATTTATGAGCGTCTTCCGCTGCCTTATTAAACTTGTCTCCTAAGCCCTGCTGCATCTGGCCTAACATACTCTCAAGGCCCGGCTGCCTTAAGTACCAGACTTGTTCGTCAGATAATCCTATAGCATTAGCCCGGAATTTAGCTTGGTAATAGTCCATGGTTTGCATGGCTTTACCAATGGAGACCAGCGTCTTAACAGGGTCTTTTTCGTTAACGGTAACTGAAGGAAACCAAGTCTCTATAGCTTTAGCCCCCATCCCTTCAGGGTTATTCCTGAAGAATGCCGCTAAAGATTCTACCGCTGCGAGCCCTGACCCTGCCTGAGCCCCCATCCTTCTGGCAGCTAATTCAAAGGCTTCTAATTGAGTAGCTGAACTCCCAGTCCTAAGAGCTATAAAATATAACTGCTCTAGGTTAGCAGCGATCTTACTGACACCCCAAAAAACTGTAGAAGCGGCTGTGGTAATAGCAGCCCCAAAGGCGAACACAGCTTTAGTTGCAAAGCTGATCCCTTCAGTGACTTTCTTGAGCGCTACTTCATCGTGCTTGTAACCGATACGTACTAGAAAGGATTTAATAATGTCATCAGCCACTAATCTTTCCTTCTGCTAGCTCTACGTTGGTTCTCAGCATCAATGACCAAAGCATCATTCATTAAAGCCACATCAGCTAAATCTAACGTTCCATCTTTCAGACTTTCAAATTTACACTTACCCTGAACCCAAGGCCAGAGCAACCAGTCTTCCTCTCCCGGAAGCTTTGCTAATTCGAAGCTTCCTGCGGACTCGCTGTATTCGGCGGGGAGAGGAGTCCTTGAATAAAAGGCCCGAGAGAGTCCTGTATCACACGAATAACTAAAGGTATAGTCGTTTCCATACTATTCAAGTCTTGAAACATGAAAACTTTCTTATCTTTGTGCCAGATACGAACGAAAGAATCCCCCACATCTGCTTTCCTAGAAACTACAGAGAGGCAAGTATTGAGGACCGCTTCTGCGCTAGCATCGCTCATAGAAGCAAGGCTATCTGCAAAGGGTTGTAGAAGGGCAGGCATTTGTGAAAGGTCCCCGGTGAGGCTTCCAGCTTTCTGTAGTCCTATAAAAACAGGAATCAGTGGTGGAATTAAAGGCGCTATCTTACGTGATAAGTGGAACTGCTCAAAAGCAGAAAGCTTCCCTATCCTATATGTTTTACCATCTATTTCAAATTCGGTCGATTGTGCGTCCATCTAAACTTCCCCATTAGTAAACTCCAAGAACAGTGTCAATAAACCCAGCATCGAAAGTCCAGTCGATCATATCGCCGTCTTTCTTATAGTTCAAATTTGGCTTTTTCTTAAAGGCACATTTGGTAGCAGTTGTAATATCTCCTGACTCTACCTGCCGTATAGTGATTACGTTGTTCCCCCAGAGAGCGGAACTTACCTGTTGAGCATCATACATGGCTTGGAGAACAGAATTGGTGACTGAAACTTTCTGACAGTGGATGGTGATAGTCCCAGACTTATCAGCGTGTAATGAGTGCATCACATTACCATCGGCCCCGATCGACATGGTGTTCTTGTCACCAGTCATGTCGATCGAAATGCCTTCGTCACTTACTGCCGCCCCGTAGCCAAGGTTCGCTGTACCAGTAGGACCAGTAAGCGACGCCACGACGTCCTTAAACGAATATGTATTGGCCATTGAAGTTACCCTTATGCGTTCACGTTAATTATTACAGAGACAAAGTGGATCGCACCTGCTAGCTTGATGCAGACGGTCAGCACAGGGGCTTGACGCGCAGCTCGAGCAGCCTGGGATTGCGACGCCACAGAAGGAGCAAAAATGTAATACCCAGTGCTAAGGGTTTGTCCAGTGACGATCCCTCCTACCGGAGGCCCAGTCCAGACACCCGGAGCGATCAGATCATTCGTGACTGCTTGGTCAAGGGCTTGAGTAATTCCAGATACAAGCTGATTGACACCAGCATCTGTCTGAGGGATTTTAGTGCCTGCTGTGTAGAGCAAGTTATAAACGGTAGTTTGGATGTCATTCTGTAACCAATCAGTACCATGGATTACGTCAAAGAAAGTTCCATTTACCATCGTACCTTGTTGCAAGATAGCTGTCTGGTTGTTGTAGTTAACGTAAACGTTGCAGTTCTTTCCGTTAAGCGCAGCCGCCTGAGACTCAGTCAACGTCTCTGCTACCACCCCAGCTTCCTGTTGGAATTTTAAAGTGTATAGCGTGTTGGTCCCATTAAAGTTAACTGTGAAGGCATCACCAAAGATACCTGCGCATGCATAAGGGGAGCTAGATGAATACTGAACAAAAGTCCTTGAGTACCCTAAAACCTGAAGCTGGCTTGCAGCATCTGTATTAAGGCTGGCATTAAGAGTAGCAGGTTCCTGAGTTGTAACCCCAAAGACCCTCGATATATCTAACCCTTCAATAAACCCACCAACTGCGTTATAATCAGAGTCAGCAGGCATAACAGAGGCTGCAAACATAACTCCATACCAGTTATTAGTGAGGTTGGCAAGGATCGTTACGCAGGCCAAAGGAGACTCAGCAAAAATACCCCCTACTATGTAACCCCCTTGAGTGGACCTCCAACCCATAGTCGAAGAGATATCAGTACCGGTTCCATAGGTTGAAGCAAACCCTACCGTTGAACTAATGCCAGTTGTAACACTCTGGAAAGTAAAGGCCGACAAACTGGGGACCCAGGTCACGACACCGTTACCTGACAGTCCGGTAGTAATCAGGGAAGCTACTCCATTCAGATTAGTGGCAGCCGTCAGATTGATACCACTAAAGTTCGTGGGGGAGCCATTAACTGAAATCGTAAAGCTTGCATTACTGATAACGTTGAAGTTAGTAATGAGCTGTTGAGCGGCAGACAACGTACCACCAACTAGAATACCAGAGGTCGAAGTCCTGGCCCACGCACCTATATAGAGCTGAGATAGCTGAGGATTCTGACCAAACGCAATAGCAGCCGCTTGGTATTCAGGGTTATTTCCGAAGTCTGCTGCTACAGCAGCTAGGGAAGTGTATAACCGATAGCGAGTGCTTACGTCTATAACTCCAGAGTCCCCCAAGATCAGAAGGTTACCAAAGTTACGTTGTTGAGCGGCTGTCGGAGCTAGGAGTACAGAGACGTTAACAACATCGTTAACTGAAAGGCCAAGGTTAGTCATTTAAGGCTCCACGTTTGAACCGGGTGGGACGATGATCACGTCGTCAACTACTGTGTCATCGATCAAGTGTATTTCTGAAATTAATATGTTCTCGATTCCATAAGTCATGATAACCTTACGCCGGAACTCAAGCGATATATCTTGTCGCTTAATCCATTGTTGATTAACTAACTCGGGCGCTGTTCTCACAGGCCCACACCCTACATACCGAATCATATAGGGTAGCAAATACTCAGTGTTCTGAGGGACATTAAGACCAGCCCTTAACAATCGTAAGTAAGATTGACAGTTGGGGCCATAGAAGGAAGCTAGTAAAGTAATTTCCTCGTGGTCCCAGTAGAGTTCGGTATTAGTAGGTTTGTCGTACACCAACCAGGGGCCATCGCTCTGTTTAACATTGGTAACCCCAATGGCACACCAGTTAACAGAAGGCTCAGGCTGCTTAGGGGACCCTGCCCTTGTGGGGTCCCCCGCCTGCCAACGAGGCCTCACTAAGGACCCATCCAAGCCGGTGATCTGGGCTGTCAGAGTCTGAAACACGGCATCTAGGGCCGCGTCGTCAAAGGGTAAAGGGGGTAGGGGGGAGAGTACCCCTCCGGTGGCTGATGTATTACCCATTCCTGTCCCCTCCAGCGCACGCAGGCGGCTCGTACGCCCCTGGGGTAGACCCTTCCAAGGGTATCAGGTCACAGACCGCTTCTACGAACCCCTGGCCGTACTGGGAGTAATTGTACACGTTAATCACAGTGTACCTACGAGGGCCTATAGTGACGATGTCAGCAGTGAGCCCAATCTTCCCATCCGTCAGCCTGAACTTGGTGCATACTAGGATCGTCCCCGTAATCAGTTCCCCAACAGCGTTTCGTTCCAGTTGAGCTCCACTCACTTGGGTTACTACCCCGGTGAAAGGGATTCGAATAGGAGTGTTCACAGCCAAGCCATCTTCCCCTACGGTCTGCTTAAGCCTAGTACAAACCAGAGGCTGACAGAAGTCGGGGTCCATCAGTATCTCAGTTACATCTAGGAGTGGCATATTACTTCTTTACTACATAAGTAATGGAATTGCGTAGTTGGCCTGTGTCGATTAATGCTATAATCCCTGCTTCGTCCTGAGCAGCCCCAGGGTCCATCCCTTGGTCAATTAGCTTCAAATACAGAATCTCATTATCCCTTCTAGTCTTAGTGCCTCGGTTCTTATACCGGTCTGCGATAGTTCTAGGCTTTAAGGGAGGAGGGATATTAGAGTTAATGACTCGTTTAACTTCATTAGCAGCAATGATACCAGTACGATTTAGATGCTGATCCGCTAGCTTGCTATCGCCAGCGAGAGCAGCATCGGCGGCCTTCTTAAGTTCGGCGGCCGTTTCAGCTTCTACATTCTGTACTCCAGGAATCAGAAAAGGCCTAGCAGGGATATTAACCTTAGGAGAACCAAACTCATGAATGTATCCCAACCTAGCATTGTTCATTTCCGGCTCTTCGTCACGAGGAGCTTCTGCTTCAGGGATTCCAACATAAACAGCTTTACCCGTAAGTTCAGCCATTGACTTAAAAATCTTGGCTACGTTATCCTTCGTAACCTCTACACTCATGTGAAGAACAAAGCCAATAAATAAGCTGCAAAGGATGCAGGGAACAACCCCACATAACGAGAAGGAACATTAGCAGCAGCTAGAATTGCAAGGACCAAAGACAGGATCAAACAAAATATGTGAGCGCTGATATGCATAGTTAATCGGCCTCTGAAATATCGAAGTAGTAAGACTTACCGATCGTCAATTGCTTGATGGCATCTGGGTTATCTATAGTAAAGTTGGCAGACCCTGAAGGGGTAGCCTTACAGAACTTCTGATCCTCAGGGATCGTATTGTCGTATTCACACTGAAACAATACTTGAAACCCACCCCACGTTTGGGGAACCAATCCTTGCAATCTCAACTTAGCTCTAACCATTACTGTACTCCAGAATATCCTGACCAACCATAAGGGGCTAAAGACCCTACTGAGTTTAGATTAAGCTGAGGCCCTGCCCCCATAAGCTTAGCTAAATGTAAGAACCGAATCCCGTACTGGGTCATGTTATAGAAATCGCCTCCTTTAATCATGACCCCTTCAGAGTCATAACCAACGGAGACCTTATCGACCGCTTTTGAGTTCCTAATCCCCTCAACCGTCCCTGGCAAACCACCACTCCGAGCAGTGACGTTATCTCTCGCCATCAGTACTAAATGGTGTGCAGTCATCAGACAGATACCATAGTCTAAGGTACCCATCGTAACGATGTCCCCATTTACATCTAGAACTTCATCTGCATTGCCTCCCCATCGGGCATCATTGATCAAGTTCCCTGCAATCCCTAGATAGAGATTAATAGAGTTGTCGTCAAAAATACCAGGATCAGCAAAGGCGTTGAAGTTCTGGCGAAAGATTGTGGGGGTTATCACTTAGTTGCTCCAGCTCCCAACGTACCTTTTCTACGTAGTTGATTCACAGGAGTATTGAGCTCCTTCTCAATCTCTTCCTTTGAAGCAACCACACCAGGAGCGTTCGACTGCAATCTTGCAAAAGCAGCATTAGCTTGAGCAGTTGCTTGGTCTGCAACTTTCTTCGACTCTTCAGCAGACTCCAATTCCTTTTTGGCCCTAGCCAAAGTCTGCTTAGGGGATTCGATCTTCCCTTCAGCTAAAGTCCCCTTGATCCAGGGGTGCTCCCACATTTCATCGCTTATCTCATGATCACCTTTCAAATAGACCTTCTCTACTGCCGGTCCGTTCACTCCTTGAGGAACCGGCGTAGAAAATACAAAAGGTTTCAATACTCTAATTATAGGCATAAAAACTCCTAAGGGTCTTCCCACCCTTATGACTTAACCCAGGTTCGAACGCAAACCACAGACTTCCGGGTACACCATTTCGATGCAACCCAGACGGCCGAAGTAAGTGACCAGTTGGCGAATGTCACGGTATTCCATCGGAGTCCTCTGCAAAGGCACCAGAGGGAAACGTACCCGCATGGGGTCCTTGACATAAGCAAACATCGAGTTGGTCGCAGCCACACCCAGGGTGTTAGCATTGTTAGTACCCAACAGCCACTTGCAAGGCTGAATATCGAGCTCCCGGCCGTTGGCACCGTTGCTCAAGCTATTCGCCTTCACAAACTCCAGAATGGAGATGTTACCCGCCGTGCTGATCAAGGTCGAAACCAGGATCGAGTACGAAGTAGGATCAACCAGCAAGCGATCAGGGACGATCGCAAAACCAGTCTTCGTCCAAACGCTGGAGAGCAGGGAGTTAATATCGGCTAGGATTTGTGCGGGGGATGCACTAGCCCAGCTTCCATTAACGGCGTTACCCGTGTTGCTCAGATTGGTCTGATTGAAAAGACCAGTAAGACCAAGGGAAGTATCTCCTACATAAACTTGCTCATCCACATCCATTTGATACTTGAGCTGCATGCCCTCATACTTTTGCTGGTCTACAGGACGCCCCAGCTTCTGAGCCGAAGCCAGCTCAGGGAGAGTCCAGGACAGTTGCACCGCCCAGATGTTCAATGGGAAGATCTGCTTACCAATATCCAGACCAACACCAACAATAGCACTGGAGTCCTTACCAGCCCACGCTTTGTTAGAACCAGAGACGCCCTGTGCCGATGCAAAGGTGCTGTTGGTGAAGCTTGAATCTTCATCTGCCATTGAAACGTCAGACCGGAGGTCTATGTCTCGACCCCAGGTGACAGACGCCAGCGGCATATGAAGCCGTTGGTCCAGACGTTCCAGCTCACCCACCAGGAAGGCACCTGAAGAGTCAATCGTTTGTTGATCGAACGTCATCAAACCATCTCGAGTAGGAACACTTTTACGTGTAGCGATACTCGAATTGGTGCCTTTGACAACGGTCAGCTTACCTCGCTTTGCGGCAAGTGCCGTAGCCACCCCGGAGCGAACGGTGGCCGGATGGAGAACTTGATCACTCATGTATGTACTCTCTATGTTAAATAAGATTATTAGATGCCGAAAGCTACGACAGTGAAGCCGTTCGCATCGCAGGGACCCGTGAAGTAGCAGGTCTTACGGCTATTCGTAGTGTTAACCACTGCGAAGTTATTACCTGAAGAAGTGCCTTCCACACCACCGATGATATGCGCACCTGAAGTAGCAGCATAGTAAATGTAGACCGAACCACCTTCAACCACGCTAGAAGCACCCGACTGAACATAAACACCGATGTAGCCTTCAGTCATGATGTTTGCAATACCACTAGTAGGCGGAAGCGCCGACAGAGAAGTATTCAGAGTGCTGGAAGGAGACGCAAATTCCTGCAAAGGAAACGGCCGAACCAGCCATCCATATACCGAGTTTGCGGTTGAACCCAAGTTAGAGTTGATGGGGATTACCGTGCCGCTCGAGAGCGTTGCTGCTACACCATACCCAAGAAAGGGGGTAGCACCAAAGACCTCAGCTTTTACGTTACTCCGACCAGCACCTTGGGCAAGATCGCCCGGGATGGCATAAGCCATACGAAAAGTGATTGCATTACTCAGAAGAGCCATTTTAGTTACCTCGTTAAAATTTAAAGAATGAAGGGTTAGGCGCGCTTACGCTCAGCCCAGAACTTCTTGTTAGCTTCGTTGATCGTATCAGGAGTCATGGCATTGCCAAAATCGTCCCGAGTCTTAACAACCCCAGGGAGAACTGCCCTGTTGTTACTCATACGCATCAGCTCAGCCGCACCATTAAATACAGCCAACGTCTCCCTGCCATCCAGGGTTTCCAATTTACGACCTATCAAGAAGGGATCAATGCAGCTCTTACCTTTGTCTGTGGTAGCTGCCTTCGCAAGCGCAGTATACATGAAGGTCTTCAAAGCTTTGTGATTCACAGAATCTGTAGTCGGAATAGAAATGCCAGGGGACAAAATCTCAGCACGAGACAAAATCTCCTTCACCGTCTGAGAGACTGAATCACCAACCCAAACACGACCCAGCATCTCAGAGTTCTGCTTCATCGTCTCAGGGCTAAGGATAGTATCCTTTTCGTCTTGAGCAAACTTCTTCTCGAAATACTCATGTTGCTCTTTGGTGATGCCAGTGGTCTTTTTCTCGTCCTCTACTTTCTTAGCGTCCTCTGCTTTCTTTTTTTCCTCCTCGTCTTTCTTAGCATCCTCAACCTTCTTAGCATCCATTGCCTTCTTATCTTCCCAGTCCTTCATCGCTTTGTCAAGAGCATCTTTGATCTTAGAGTCCATTGACGCGGAATCCATGGATTCCTCTTCGTCATTTACCATGAGCTTATCCAAAGTTGCTTTGTCATTAGCCTGGAAAGCCGTAAGCACTTTGCTTAGCTGATCCAGGAAAGTCTTACGGTCTTTCATTTTAACCTCGTTAGTGTAAGTAATCAAATCAGTGAGTACATCAGTAGCATCATTAATCGCGCAGCGTGGCCCGGCTCGGCCTCGGTCTACTAATGCAACATGGTTCCCTATGATGTTGCGTTGTATCCCTCGGCCAGCTCCCGGTTGATCGTAGTCCGAGTCGTAGCCACACGATAACTCGGGCAGGTCTCGATTCACATATTCAATGGCTCCTTTATCCGTAATTAAAAGGTCTGCCATTAGGAGTTGGTCATCGGCTCCTTCTCCTCGTCGAACATTTTGAATAGTCCCTACAGCTAGTTTTTTCCATGTTTCAGGGTTAACAAATTCATTGGGGTGTTCTACTGTAACAGGCTTACCTTCAAAACTAGCCATCGTCTCTTTACGAAAAACTTCTTCCGGTAAACGTTCCACTACGATACGCCCATCGACTCCTGCCTCTAAAGGGAGTTCTACATTGGAGTAGACTTGAGTCCCTGTACGAGCAATAGCTACCCCTTCACAGAGTAAGAACCCTTCAGGGGTTAACGATCGAGTTTTGCCTAGCTCTCCTGGGGCATAGAACTCATTTTTATCAACTGACCTAACCCTAGCCATCAGGGTGCTCCTATTTTATTGGGGTAGGTCCTAACAGGAAGTATACCCGGCCAACCAAGTCCTTTGAAATCGTTAGTGGTAGCACACCAGGGGGTAACTACGTAGTCGTTCATATCAAGGCCTCCGATTACGGGGACCATTATTACTTGGCCTGTAACATCGACTTGAGGACTACCATTAAGTATTGCCATGGGGTTCAGGTCACCACCAAAAAGGTTGATGACCTGAACCGTAGGCACACCAATGAAAGACTCTCCAGGTTGCAGGACCATAGCAAAGTTGAACGAAATTACTACATCGTCTTCTGGAGTTTTAGAGCAAAAACGATAAGTATAAGGCCTAACAACTTCGTAATCAGGATCAATAACTAACGGAATAACCAGAGTCGTTTGGTAGTCATCTTGATAAGCGTTAAGCTGAAAACCACCAAAGTGAGCCATGTTATTTCTTCGCTATAAGGGTTGCATGCAGGTCTTGGGCTGCTTCCTTCCAGAATTGCAGCGCATGGGATTGATATTCTTGGTTTCTAGAAGTTATACTGGGGTGCAAAGCGTAACCCCAAGTAGCATCGAAATCACAAGAGTACCCATCTGGGTTCCATTCGATGTCGTTATCAGGAGCGTTCTGTTCACGCCAAGTCTTAGAAATGTAGTAATAAAACATTTCAGAAACTGGCTTATCCGCATGAGTAAAATCCCCATAGGCTCGGTTTGAGGCCCAGTGCGGCGTGATAATCGTAGCTTTACCGCCGGGGATAAGCACACGGTAAAGTTCATTCATAAACCGAACACGAGCAGGATCAGACGCATTGTGGTTCAGGTGCTCCAAAAAGTGTGAGCAATGGACCTCAGTTACACTCGAATCCGGCAATTCCCAAGTATCTAGATCGACAGCCTTTTTGGCAAGAACTAGACCTTCAAATTCTTTACGTTGAAAATACCATCGCTTAGCAGTTAAGTTAGTAACACCATCAACCCCATCAAATTTACGACGATCGATTCCTAAGAACCCAGCGGCCTTGTTTTTACCACATCCTAAGTCTAATTTAAGAATGGGAGTTTCCAGTTCTTGTTTAACTGCATCAGATACTTTACTCATTTACATTCCCCTATTTAACGTGTTCAGAAATCCACTTTATAATCGAATGTGCTACTGTTCCTAAGCCAGCACTAATAGTTCCTACAGCGAACAATAATCGCAGACCACCTTTAGCAACAGAAACAGATTCTACTAGATCTTTTAACGTTGCTTCTATAGCATCAAACCGAGCTAGGTTTTCTTTATGTCGCTCATCTATGAAGTCCAAGCGTGCATCTATTTGTCCTTGCTCATAATCATTTTGGCTCATGTCTACCACATAAAGTCTGGTGTACCAAATTGCCCCAGTAGATCATAGTGGCCAACCTTAATAGAGCAGTCAATTGCACATCGGTAGCCATGCTTTCTTGCATCAGACCAAAAGTAAAGGTCTTGAGTCGAGACTCCATCTTTTGTTTGAGTTTTGAACCAGGGCTTCCTTAGTTTAGGGTCCTTGAACATTTCAAGCCTAAACATAGTGAAACCCTGACCTGTCCCATAGCATTCAACAAGTCCACCATTGGGATCAGGGAGTTGAGGACGAAAGTTAACTAGAGGATCACGTACGTCACCCCAAATCTGGGCAACCCCGCCTTCACCTTTAGTGTAATACAAACCTCCAATCGCAGCAAGTTCAGGATGCTCTTGCATACGTTCAATCAGCTTAATGACCCCATCTGGCGGGGGAGCATTATCATGTTCAAGACAAAGAAGGTATTCCCACTGAGCAAGCTCAGGGTTGGCTAAGATGCCTTCGATCGCAGTGGAATAAGCATCCCCAACTTCGTACCCTTGAGCAAGGATACGAACCACTCCGTTATTAGGAGGGAAAGCTAAGTTCCAATGGGATAAACAAACCTTTGCTGGAATAGAGTCTGCGGCAGGGAGAACAACAATAACCCGTTGTTTCTTCCAGCTCTTACCTCTATCAAGTCTTGCAATAGTCTTCTTAACGTCCTTGTTATGTTCCCCACCCATGTCAGTAATCACCAATTGCGGTTTCATCGTTGTGTCCTCTTAAATCATCTTTTTTAAGCCGTAAACCAAGCAACAACAGTACCTGCCGCTGTCGCTTCATCAAACCCAGCCATCATCACTACCGATCGGTTTGTGGTAGATAAATGGAATAGCGCAGAGACCGGTGAACCAGACCCTGTAACATAATAACTTTCAGCAATTGCTGATGCGACACCTGTCAAACTCCAACCTGCGGGGATAAGCCCTGCAATTGCTGAAGCATCTACCGTAGGAGAAGAAGGAGCTGCTTGACAGTTAATAAAAGCACTAATAAGGCAAGGGCTATTAGTATTAGTAATAGATGTTGTGGGCGTTGTTGAGGTAGTAAGAAAGACCCCCGTATGCCCATCCAAAGGATTAGCAGAAACTCCACCAACTTCGCGAATCCATAAACCATTGAAAGTAGGAGTAGTCGATCCATAAGTGAGAGTTACTGTTGTAGCCCCACCAGCGCAGTTACTGGCAACTGCATGGAATGTAAAGTCTCCCCCTACTGTGTCATCAACCAAATCCATAGTAGCTGTAAAGCTATCTGAAAAATTGGTACTGAATACTCGACTAGAGGGGGCGAAACCATCGTCATGAGTTCCAAAAGCATGGATTGCACTTCCAGCAGTTACAGCACTTGTAAAAGCTAAAGATACACTGGATGCTGAAGCAGTATTCACCACCATCTTGTCTTGGAGTATAGAAGCGGTCATTGCAATTCCACCTTTACCCCAACGAATTGCTTAATGTTGAGAGTAAAACGAATAAGCCGCGGCATGGGTTCGAGGTTATTAGTATGCACACCCCCGATAGCTTCGGTAATAGGTTGCCGTTGTTTATTAAGCCAAGGGCCTCCAGTATAGCTCCACGATCCATCACGTTGCCATGTCTTCCCGTTGTTACTTGACAAATCTGTAAATACGTCAAGTACATCGCCTTCAGCAGGCCAATTAAGTTGCGTGATTTTAAACGTGTAGTAAGCCACACCTTTAGCTAAAGGAGCAGGTTCTGCTACCACTTGACCTTGGCCAAACTCACCTTCAAAGATAATCATCCTGCCCCTCCAATGCCACCAAAACCATATGTCCCAGTTCCACAAACGAAAGGTACTTTCCAACTTGCAGCAGGTTGACCTAAGTAGATAACCCTAGCACACCAATCAGCAACGATACCCCGATAAATAGCTTGACCATAAGGAGCGCAATGAATTGGATCGTGAGTATTGAATGCAATCTGCTTTATGTTTTTGAAAATAGTGTTAAGGTCGGGGCCTGCCATTACGTTGGGGTTCCCTGCAAACGTCGCGAGTACTGTTGTGTTGTACCCCGACCACGTTGTCGATGAAGAACCATTATCAGACACCGAATAAATTATCGAAGGTATGATAACTGTCTTACCAAGGCTAAGAGCAATATTAACAAGGTTCGTAAGCGTTGTCTTATAAGTGGCAGGAGTTACGGAAGCAGCAGGGTCATTCGTACCAAGGCCATACCATACGTAACGACCTGGGAAATCTGCAAACCAAGTTCCTGATGTACCATCTATAAACGGCATCGTTGCAGGGTACCCCCCGCTATTAACGCACAACGCCCATGTAGAAGTTCCTGCATTATGAGCAATCGGGATGTGTCCAGTATAGTTATACACCATGTTCCCAAAGGAATCTGCCGCTGCACCATATTCTGTGTCACTCGGACCCATGTACTTATTAATATGTGAATCACCTAAGAAGAACCATGCATCAGGTAATCCCGTAGTATTAGGTGCATTATTTACATCTACATGGAAGGCTATAGTATTCTGAGTATCCACCGAACAAGGAGCCGTACAATTAATTCGTAACCAGTTATAAGCACTCCAGTCACCAATATAATGTGCACGGCAACGACGGAAGTTTCCTGATACCGTTGCAAGTGTACTCCATCCTGTTGTCGGATATGTACTATTAGTTGAGGCATTCGCATCAACAGTGTAGTCCCCCATCAACCAATCAGTGGCGTCTCCACTACTTCCATTCCAGTAGCCGTTATTACCGTTACCTGCATCATACACACCGTCCCAAGTAATTAATCCGTTCTTCTTAAGAGTAGAAGATACTCCATTAAAGTTCATTGCGAAATAAACCGGAGCCCCCGTACTAGGAACTCCACTTGAATTCCACCAGAGATTATAGTTAGCAGTGACTGCATTAGCAGCTTTTAGAGTACCACCATAATCAGGGCTAGCACTAACAGGAATATGCCGAGATATGTTCTTGCTAATCTCAGGGACAGTGTTAATGACTATGTCAGGTTCTGTCTGTAACGATGTCTGAAAATCCAGAACGTCGAACACTGCTTTGTGCGCGTACCCACCTGAAGTGTACGCAGTAAAGGCAGAGGAGTTTAAATTCGTAGTGACAGTCCACGCAGCACTCGATCCTCCGATCGCCGTGACTGTCGCTACCTGTTTAGCATTAAGTTGCGTCATACCACCAGCACCTGCGAATCCAACCCGGTCACCTACATTGAAAGGATTAGTAGCTACTACCGTTGAGATAGTAAATACCATTGAAGTAGACTTAGTGATCGCAGACAAATTGTAGTGCGTTGACAATCCATCAGCTTCTAACCCCATCATAGGGCCGCTAAAATAATGCGACGAAGTAAAAGGCAGGTTGGTTGCAAACGAACTCGATAACAAGTCACGTAACATCTGCGAAACGTCTAAAGTCAAATACATACTTCCAACTTGATGTATTTCATTCCAGGGAGCAGGAAACATACGGCAAGTATTATACTTTCCAGCAGAAGGGGTATTCGCCCAATTCTCATTATTAAGAGCAACGAACCACATACGTCCATCTAACTCTATCCTACCTCCTACGCTTCCCCCTCCGGCAGTTACCGTATTATAAGCTGCTGCGGTTAAAGTAGCTGCGGCAGGGTTTGCCGTGCCTATAAAAGTACTCCAATAAACCGCACTATCTAAATAGTTAGTAAAGACAGAGAGAGCAAACAATATCTGATTCCCATCAGGGGGAGTCATGAAATTACTTGTTGCACCTCCTGTTGGGGTAGCTGCACTATATACGTACATATCATAAAGCCCATCATACTCAGCTTGAGTACGATCAATAGGCATATCAATTACACAGCGCATCTGAGCTTTAGTTAACGCTGAGATTTGTATGCATGCAGTAGAACCAGCTCCCGTAAAGGTACCGCCATTTGTAGGGGTGCATATATTTGTAATGCCGGGATACCAACCCCGACCAGCGTAGGGGTACCCTTGAATATTGCCGGAAGCATAAGGTTGGGGGATTAAAGCAGTCCAACATTTAGTTGAATACCCTAAATTACCAAACCCACTACCCCCGTTCCATGCATTAACATTGACGTACTGGGATGTAGTTACAGTGTCTGTGTAAGTATCGTAGTTTCCCGTTAACTGAAACAAAGAGGAAGCTGTTGCAGTTAAAGAAAAAGTTTGAGTAGCAGTAGACCCCACACTATCAGTGACTTGAACTGTGAAGCTATCTGTTTCAGCAAACGGTAACGAAACCCCTTGCAGTTGTCCAGTCACCACATTCAAATTCATAACGGCAACGGGTAGAGGCCCAAAGCCATTAACCGCTGTACCAAAGGGGTTTAAGGCTCCACTGGTTACGGTCCACTTATAGGGAGCAGTCCCACCAGTAGCAGCCAACGTAGAATTATAAGGTTGCCCCTGTGTAGCATTCGCAAGGGTTGCACCAGTAGTGATAGTCAGCGATCCTCCGCCTCCACCACTTCCGGTTAGAAATACCCCACCACCAATACCAAGGATATGTCCAGAGCCATCAACTACTATATTCGTCATGGTAGACTTGAGGGTCGTGCCGTATTAACTGTAGCGCCGCTTACTAATCCAGGGCGAATATAGCTCTGGAACGATGATATGGTAAAGTTATAGTCTATCTGCCACCAGATACGGTGGGTAGGTTTAGTCTTTGCAGTCGAAGCATTACTCCATGCTGCACAGATTGCTTGAACTAATGCTTGAGTACCTGCTGTTATTCCTATCGGCATGTACTGAGCATGATGTCCATCTACTCCATAATCAAGCGGTTGAACCTGCGCAAAATTAGGAGTGATATTTACAAGGCTTGTACCAGTAGGAGTTTGTAATGTAGCTGTCTGTGTTGGTACTTGAATACCAATAAACGATTGCTGAGAGGAAGCGGACTGTACATTACCACTACCTTGGCCACCTACCCAAGCAGTAGCTACTGAATCAGAGCAGCAGATGACCACTCCCGGAATAGCTGCGAGTGCAGGTAAGTAGAACGCATACATACAGTTAGTAGCATCGTTACCAGAGCTGGAACCAAAGCCAAAGCTTACGTTCATCGCACACATAGTGTGAGGGAATGCCGCTGCATAATCAGTAGCAAATTTTATATATTGAGTATGAAAGTTAGCAACTGTAGGAGCAGTGACTCCAGAACCTTGTGGGGTATAAGGATCGCTTCCATTTCCAAAGGCATAAGAAACTTCGTCATTGCTTCCAACAAATTCTATACGATCACATTGATCGAGCGTCATTCCAGCATAAGGGCTACCTGCTGGTAACACGTACTTAGCCATTGCCTGATTAGTCAGTTTAATGACTTGAGTTGCGCAAGGGTCCCAAAAAGCAGGAGTAAGATATGAATATGTAGCTCCTGCTCCCGCAGTACCATTCCAACTCGATACGCCCCACCCATACTGGCCTCCTCCACCGAAAGCTGCATTTTGCAGAGTCATCGTATAACTGGTCCAAGTCGTAGCCCCCGAATCAGGGTCTCCGAAATTGGTAGGGAGCCTCAATACTCCAGAGGGGGCATTCATCACAAAGTTAGGCATAGGGCCTCCTGAGAGGCCCCCTGTCGGAGCAGCTTTGCCCCAAATCTCCACCCAAGAAACCAGAATCCCCATACGAGCATTGGGGAATTTTGATAGCAAGTAATTAAAGGCAGCCCCGATAGTGTTTAAGCCGGTGTAATTTCCTAAGCCATTCTGGGCATTAGAAACCGAATTGTCGTAGGTACTTCCTCCGACAATATTAGACCCCAGCAAACCTAACATGTACCCTAACATCCCTGTTGTATTTGATGACAGGCTATCAATATCCGCTTGAAATTGAGCTGTCGTGGGGTGGTAACTTTGACCCCCGGCATAGTCCCCAGGGTTGAATTTGTATTGAAACCCAGCAGGAACACTCTCTTCGAACACAGACCCACTGGACTCGAAGATCTGTCCCATGCTGTTCATTACAACCTTAACAGGCATTAGGCGTTCCTAAAGACCAGCGCGATGTTCCCAGCCGAGACAGCCGAGCCAGTCTGGTTGATTGCAGAGACAGAGAGCCTAGTCACGATTCCCGTCGTAGCGGCAGAATATACCCCCATGCGGAACAGACCAACGCTGGTAGCAGTGTTGGACCCAAACTCTGCATAGTTAAGAGAAGTCTGAAGGTCATTGCCACCATACATCGACATAGTGAACCCAGGGTTCGTAGTCGAAAGACCAATACTCGTAACGTTGGTGATGATGTTAAACCCGATGTAGTACTCACCAGGAGCCATGTTAAAGTTAACAGGGACAGATACCGGCCGAATTACACTCCCCGTAAGTTCAGTCCTACCTGCCGTATTAGAAGCGTACGTGTAAGTGGTCTGAGTAGACCCAGAGGACAGGGAAGACAGCGTAGCCCCGTTCAGAGTGTAGATAATAGCGTATTGCGAGAAGGCGATACCCGCAGTATTTGTAGTAGCTGACGAACCTCCAGAGATCGCCATCAGAGCATCGATGCGAGTTCCAGTGACCGGAGTATATACCGGCACATACTGAACGCTCATCGAAGCATTACCCGGAGCAGATATAGCCGTGAACTGCCCAGGCATCGGCCACACATACCGGGTCATATAGGGTACAGAGACGGTGATACCGGCAGTGTTAATGGTACCAACCATGTTCCCGGTAGTGCTACCCGAAGAGTAGTTAGTGCCCGCTGCATTAACTCCGATACTGATAGTACTGATCTGAGTAACAATCGAAACGAGACCAGTAGCCGACAAACTCGAAGTAGCAGGTGCCGAAATCTGGAAGCTACCAGCAGAGAACCCTCCAGTCATACCGCCTTGGAAGTTATACAACTGAGAAGACAAAGCTACAGAAGCTGTAGTATTGTTAGTCGTATTCCCGGTCGCATACCATCCTGCGGTAGTAGCTCCTGCACCACCATCGTTTATAAGTACAGAACCATTGCTATAACCAACGCTAACATTACCCTGTCCCACAAACGAAATGGACCGAGCGTCAACAGTACCAGAACTAGAATTAGTGGTTTGCGAACTTCCATAAACCCCTACCGTCTGATTAGTCTGAGTGGGAACAGTGTAAGAAGCAGTAACCCCTCCCGCAGTAGACCCAAAGCTGATCCCATTGGCATTGGAGAAGATAACAGTTCCGCTAGTGTAAGTGGTGTTGGAAACTTGTATTCCAACACCCCCACCACCGCCGCCAGCCCCTCCGGAGATAGTGACAGTCATTCCACCAGCATTCGTTGCCCCAGACAGCGTGATGTTGCTGCCACCGGCGAAGACGATCTGGTTGGACACAGTGCCCGTATTGCCCAGGGTATTGCCCCCTGAGATGCCCATCGAGACCGCAGGAGCCCCTACCGTCCAAGTATTCCCATTCAGGGACACGGAGACAGCCCCAGTGGCCGACAGGGAGGAAGAGACAGGAGAACTGACCAGGAGGGTGGAACCCCCGGCAGAGGTGCTATAACCGACTGAGGCGCCCCCAAAGCCTCCCACTGTCAGACTCCGAGCATCGACCGACATACCTGAGGTATTGCCAGTAGTGTTCCCATTAGCAGCCAACGACAACGTCTGGTTGCTCTGTGCCCCTGCCGCAGCAGATATGACTATAGAAGACCCACCAGCAGAGGTTGATAGCCCTATCGAAACCGCTCCAGCTCCCACCAAAGTGAGAGACTGAGCATTAACCGTCATTCCTGTAGTGTTGCCGGTAGTATTACTAGCCGCAGCAAAGGACAAGTTCTGATTAACGGAAGCGGTAAGAGTACCAACCCCCGCCCCGGTGGAGAGACCGAAGCTAACGCCGTTTGAGTTACTAAAGGTAATAGCTGAGAGCGCGTTCGAAGTTCCACCGGGGGCGGAGACGTTCAACGCGTAGCTGCCCCAAATGCTACCGTTAGTGTTAGAGAAGGAAACGTTATTCGAGTTCGTAAAGACTAAAGTCTGGAAGGCGCTCGATCCACCAGCCGCAGAGAAGGCTTGGTTTGATTGAGTAGCAGAGAAGATGATGGACGATCCACCAGCCGAAGTGCTAAAGCCTACGGATACGATACCTGCACCAGACAGGGTATGGCTACGAGCATCTACTGTAAGCCCAGACGAGTTACCGGTAGTGTTACCCGTAGCTGCATAGCTATCAGTCTGGTTAGTCTGAGTGGGGACAGTGTAAGATGCACTGATCCCATTGGCACCAGACGACCCAAAGCTGATACCGTTTGAGTTAACAAACGAAACCGTACCACTAGTATACGTAGTATTGCTAACAATAATGCCAGAGATACCGGTCTGAGCACCCCCAAGGTTTGCACCAGACAGAGTGATCGATGCCCCGTTCTGAGAGAGCGTGATGTTGTTGCCACCAAAGAGAACGGCAGTACCACTCGATATATTCGAGTAACCAGCTCCAGCCGAAGTACTGTTGCCTCCGATTGATACCGCAGCCCCATTACCCCCAGCGCCACCAGAACCCGATATGAGGATAGACCCATTCGAGTATCCAACGCTTACGTTACCAGCACCTGCGAAGAGCATGCTGCCATTGGTAAGGGTTCCAGAGGACCCTTGAGTCGTATTGGAAGTTCCAAAGAACGATAGAGTGGGAACCCCAATGTTAATCGTACTAGCATTAACAGAGACGGAAACCTGACCAGTCCCCGAGATAGACGAAGTAGGAGGAGCAAAGATCGTTATCGTAGCATTCGACCCTGAGCTCGATTGACTCAAGCTTACAACGCCAGACCCCACGAGGACAACGTTACCAGTAGATACAGTTCCGGTAGTACCAAAAGTGTTCCCCATAGTGGAAACACCGAAGTTAATACCCCCTCCTCCACCACCGCCACCAGCTCCAGAGATAACGACCGAGCCATTGCTCATACCTACAGAGACGTTACCAGCGCCTTGGAACAGGATACTACCAATAGCTTGAGTACCAGAAGAGACTTGAGTCGTATTCCCTGTAGCATACAGGGACTGGGAGATACCAGTAGAAGCAGGAGCCGATACGATTATCGAGCCATTGGACATACCAACGGATACGATACCGGCACCTACCATAGAAAGAACGCTATTAGTCAGAGTTCCTTGTGAACTTTGAGTAGTATTCCCTAGAGCATACGCACCGATAGTCGAAGCCCCACCCGTACCGCCGGCGGCACCTACAACAGAGATGGAGATTGAACCACCGTTAGTCGACCCTGACAGTGTAATGTTAGCGCCACCCACCAACACCAACCGGTTAGAAGCTAGACCAGTAGTGCCTAAGGTATTACCATTGGTCGACATACCGGCAGAGAAAGCATTCGGGCTAGCAATTACAACAGAACCATTAGAATGCCCAACCGAAACAAGGCCTGCTCCATAAAGAGATAGCGCCGTTACGTTATAAGTACTGCTGCTAGTACCAAAAGTATTGGTCCCTGCTGCATAGACATTGAGACCAACTTGCTGAGTAAGGGTTCCTGCATTCAGTCCATAACTAACGTTATTGGAGTTAGAGAATTGAACAGTGCCCGAAGTCTGAATCTGGGTCCCTGCTTGGATAGCTGAGATGCCAGATAGAGCTCCAGCAGTCGTAACAGAAGCAGTAATCGTTCCATTGTTCATTCCAAAGCTAATGCCGTTGGAATTAGAGAACGTAAACCCTGAGCCTATAACAGCTTGAGTACCCGCAGATATGTTAATAGGAGCCGAAACAGAAGCAGTAATCGTGCTACCACTGAGACCAAAGCTTACAGAATTGGAGTTGCTGAATACAACTTGGCCTAAACCTGCACTGGTAGTACCTGCCGAGATGGACCCCAAGACCGGAGCTGCTATAGACCCCGTAATCGTAGAGCCATTGAGCCCAAAGCTAACTCCATTCGAGTTAGAGAAGATTACGTTAGTAAGATTCTGAGCCCCAGCCCCTGCTGATACATTGATCGCACTGATCAATCCAGCGGTTGAAGGGACCGTATATGATGCACTGATTCCATTAGCCCCTGAGGACCCAAACGAAATCCCGTTAGCGTTCTGGAAAGTGATCGTTCCAGAACTGTAAGTGTTGTTTGAAACCTGAACGCCAGAGATACCAGTCTGGGCACCTCCAATATTGGCACCAGAGATAGTAATCGCATTCCCTACCTGGGAAAGCGTAATGTTATTACCACCGGCCCAAGTTACAGTGCCTGAACTAATTAATGCTAAAGTTCCTGAAGTATTCCCAGCAAGCGTCGCATCAACAGCATTCTGAGTCTGGACAGACTGAGAACTTGAAAAAGAGGCTGTCAGTACCCCAGCATTCAGTCCGAAGCTGAAGTTATTGCTATTAGAGAACGTAAGCCCTGTCTGAGCACTAGAAGTATTGCTAGCAGAAAATACGATGTTCGAAACGAGCCCTGCCGTCGAAGGCACAGTATACGAAGCAGTGAGCGTACCAGCAGCCCCACCGCTAGACATACCAAAGGTAATACCGTTGGATGCCGAGAATACGATAGACCCAGTAGTCTGAGTAACCCCGTTACCGGCACCTGCCGCTATACCCGCAGAAGGACCGGGATTGACAGTAGCAGTCAGGGTTCCATTGCTCAGACCAAAGGTCACGCCGTTGGAGTTAGAGAAGACAACTGTGCCAGAAGTTTGTGACTGAGTACCAGCCGAAATCGCACCAATAGCTGCATTGGTGCCAGTAGCACCACCAGAGATGATGACAGAGCCATTGGAGAAGCCGACCGATAGCGGTCCAGCTCCCACAATCGAAATAGCGCTGTTGTTCCTAGTACCACTAGTCCCTTGGGTAGTGTTACCCAAAGCGTAGACTGACTGAAGCGGATTAACTGAAAGAGTGACAGTGCCTGCATTCAAACCAACAGACACGCCGTTGGAATTGGAAAAGGTAATACCAGTGACAGAACTTGAAGTATTGCTAGCCGAAACAACAATATTTGAAATAAGCCCAGCGGTGGAAGGAACTGTGTAGCTACCCGTGATAGTCCCTTGGTTTTCACCAAAGCTCATCCCGTTGCTATTAGAGAACGTTAATCCAGTAACGAAGGAAGAGTTACCCCCACCTGATATTGCTATCGCTGAAATCAAACCCGCAGTTGAAGGAACAGTATAGCTCGCAGTCATTGTCGAGCCATTCAATCCAAAAGCTACACCATTAGAGTTCGAGAAGACTATCGAACTTAAATTCTCAGTAACCCCACCCGCAGCAAATGTAACTCCAGTCGGAGGGACAGTGTAGCTAGCAGTAATAGTAGACCCCGCTAACCCAAAGGATACCCCGTTAGAGTTAGAAAGGACAATTGAAGAAAGGTTAGCAGCTAGGTTACCAGCGCTAAATACTATGCCAGCAGGTCCTACCGAACCGGTTAAGTTACCTACGCCATCCAAACCAAATGAGATGTTATTCGCATTCTGAAACGAAACATTCCCAGTATTCTGAGAGTTGTTACCCGCGGATATGCCTACTCCACCAACGGGGATAACCACAGACGCAGTAATAGCTCCCTGGTTATTCGTACCAAAACTTACACCATTGGCGTTGGAAAATGCCCCAACTATCTCAGACCCACTCAGAGACAGCGTCACTGCGTGAGTCGAGTTCCAGTGACTAGGCCGAATCTCGTAGGATGTATTATCCGGCGTAGTCGCTGTTAGTTCATGGTTAATCGTAATAGGCATGGATTAATCCTTGCACCAAAGGGAGGGTCGATTCATTAGGGAACCAGAGGGAATGTGACCCATTTACCGACGACATAACAAATGAACTGAACGGTCTTACCCGCAGCCAATGAAAAGGCAGAGTTTGCACTCAGAGCATTGATCTGTTCTGTAGTAGTACCAGCAGCACTAGGGAAAATGTTAGCAGGGTTAGTGGCTGCATAATTCGTAACCGTATATGTTGCCCCTACAGAAGACGCAGGAAGCGTAAGGGAATCCCCAGAAGCAGCTACCGTAGAGATACCAGTAGACTTAGTGGTGATAGGGACGCCAGCGGCTTGAGTACCCCCTGAGTGAGCCGTAACTCCAACAGTGTAAGATCCTGAGCCTGCCGTCCAAACGGTGCCATTATAACGAGCTTCACCAAGATCAGTAGTCCAGGCTTGCGTCCCCGCAGGGATACCAGGCCCAGGATTCGCAGCAACTAGAGCTGCAAAGGTGCTATTCCAGTCGAGGCGACCATCGAGTTGTGCAGAAGCAGTCATGTGAAATCCTCTAATTTAAATTCGTGGGTATAACTTGAGCTACGAGGGCAACAGTACGACCAGAAGACGTAGTTGCATTAAAGCTAGCCAACAGAGTAGCCTGAGGAGAAGTGAAGAAAGCACTACCGTTAGTACTAAAAGAAGTAAGACTTAGGGTATTACCAATAGGGTCAATCGACATGATTGATACCGTACCACTGGAAATAGTGCCTCCCATCATAAAAACGCCTTGGCCACCTGGCCAAACCAAGTTACCGTTGTTGGTAAAAGACAACGTACTCAAAGTGCTACTAGCTCCAGCAGTGGAATAATTACTAGCAGTACTAATAAAGGTATTACAAAAATTCAGTTTAGTAAGCATTAAGAGAGCTCCGGCTTGGCAGATACAGACCACACATCCCGCTTATGTTCTACAGCGTCAGCAACGCATTTAAGAACTATTCCAGCAGACTTGCCATTGATGGCACGGAAACGATCCCCTACGCATAGGAAACTAAATGGCAATTCCTGCCACAAGCCTTGTCTATAAATTTCAACTTTGATAAATTCTTGTTGATTCACTAACTCTCTTCCGGTAGTACAGGTCTCGGATAACAACGGCAATTCCATATTCGTCCCGGATGGTGACGAATTATCCGGCCGTTCTCGTTTACCGCTGGAGGATCGTCCCATCGGCATACCCTCCCTTGCATTTCTTTATGCCCGGGTCTTACTGTTGCATCCTTGCTAGTTTCCCAGACGTAATAATCAAGCCCTGCGGATTTAGCTCGCACTTCAGTCAAGACTGAAGCAGTCCTTGCAACCTCAGTCCTTGCTATCAGCATAGCCCGTGATTTAGTAACTTCACCTGAAGCTCTAATTTCTTTTGCAATCTCTGAAGCCCTGACGGAGTTCTCTAAACCTTTAAGCGTAAGCTCATGAACTCGAAGGCCTGCTTCTATGGGTATCGACCTGATAAGTTCGACCTGGGAATATAGAAGCGCTCTCATAGCTTCCCCTACTGGAGTATGAGTAATATCGTACTTCAGTTGGTGGGAAATCAGATTACTTAGAGATTGCCAAGCACCTAAATCGGCTGCATTGACGTCCGCCAGCATCCGAGACACAGTTTGAGTAGCCCAAGGGACTAAAGCATCAGCATAAGCTTGAAGAAGCTGCGAAATCGTCGGAAGGAGCTCAACGTTCCCTGCCTCGAAGTTATTGATCATCTCACCAGTGTGGTGAGCTATCTGCGTAAGCAGACGACCAAAAAGCCTTTCAGTTCGAGCTAACTTAGGAGGATGGGGTTTCTCAGGGGGAGCATCAACGCTCAACGCCCTTTTGGTGAACTGAGTCTCCTCCCCCGTTATGCCTACTTGGGCCGTCGGGATCTTCACTCTCCGTGAAAGTCTGTTCTGAAGCAGGTTCGGAGTCAAGGATTACTTCCTCAGGGATGATACCAGAAGGAGTAGATACCCCTTGAGGGATGTTGGGTACGTCTTCATCCTTAATCCCCATCCACTTTAAGAACTTAGCAAGGGTGTCCTTTGCTTTAGCCTTAGGTTTAGCAGCCCCAGGTTTTCCACCCGCAGGGGCTACCGGGGGAAGTTTCAACCCTAAGGCTTCGGGAGTCGGAGCCGGGTCATTCTTGGCGTCCGCAATTTCTTCTTCGGAGATGTTGGACCAGAGACCAATATTGGGAGCTTGTTGTTTGAGCTCTTTAAGAGCGGTCTCGCGAGTGATAATTTGGGAATCATAAGCCGTAACGATAGAACTAGTTATAGAAGAGGCAGCAGTTGCCTTTTCAACGTCAGTCATTTGCCACAGGGGCCTAAACTTTAAAGCAAAGTTAGGCGGGGGTTCTTTGCCAAAGTGGGATAGATACGCTACCCTATACAGTGGATCGAGCTGATACCCTAAGGTAGAAACCTGAGCAGTATGCACCCCATCGTAATAAGCCCTAAGATCAGTGTCACCAGTGCTAAACCCAGCGGGTGATTGTCCAAAAAGTCTGACCAGGGGGATTTCTGTAGCCCCGGCAAGTTGCTCGCCCAACTGCATAAGCACACTATCCAGGCCACTGAAAGTATAATTATGAGCCTCAAATTTGTCAACTGTGTCAAGTAATGTAACTCCTTCGTTAGTCTGGAAGGTCTGCATCATCTGTATCTGAGCAAGCAGGCCTTTCAGAGCAGGTCCACCTGTAGCAACAATTTCTCGTAGGTTTTCTACAGAAAGTGTACGAAGATGCGCTTTATAAACTAACTGAGCTACACCGGTTGTGGTCGAGTCAAACGCTAAGAGCCGGTCCCACAAACGCTCGAGGACGGACTGACCCCATAGGTTTTCAGAGATTCTCTGCCAATAAGGTAGTTCGACTCCCTCGAATCGAATCAATCGTGAATGATGGATGTTCATGAGGGGCATCCCCATGGTATCCGGTACTGTCTGATAGAACTTGGGCTTCCCAAATTGAGGGCCGTAGTCTGCGATCAAATCCTGTAGGGAGGGGTTGACCAGCCATCGGTCCATCGGTAGCAACCCCTTGAACTGCCCTTTGCCAATAGTCTCTACTCGGAGCGGTGTCTTGGGGTCCTGGCCATCTATCATCATAAAGGCTACGGCACCACCATATAGGCGTGACCATTTGATAGTTTGGCATAGTTGATCCCAAAGGCGAAGTTCTATGACGTACTTTTCAAATCCTGCTATATCATCAGGGGAATCCTCAGTAACGAGTTCCACTCCTGATTTAGTCATGTCTCGGGCGACTATGTCTACCATCCGACCTACGATCCAAGACCCCCGGTAGGCCCACTCCATTTGGACCCGGTTACGAGAAACAGGATGAAACCCGTAGTGGGATGCATCATTCTGGTTGCCAGTGCCAAACCCTACTCGTGAAACAAAGTTCTTATACGAGTCTTGAGTCGGAGTCTTCTTTTTTCGAGCTGTCATGCAGCCTCAGGTTCTGTGCTCAGGTACTCAAGATATGCTTGGACGGCAACACAGCGAGAACAAAAGTGAGTTTGGGTGTACCCTTCTTTCTGAGATTTATCCCATTTGCGAGTACATCTGCAAGGCATACTGTTAAGAGAGACATATAGCTGGTGAGCGATTTGTTCGATAGTCACTTCAATCTCCCAGCTTGGACCAAATTTCAAGAGCCCTCGACCCAGGCTGAAAGCAAATCATTACAGCATCTGCTAAGTCAGGGGAAGTAGTTCCTTCAGGGTTTTTGTCGATCACCACTTTACCAACGTTATTAAGCGCGTACGTAGGTTGGCTTAACTGCATGAGCAGCATGCTCAGTTCTGACAAGTTAGGATCAATACTAATAAGATCATCAGGATTATAGCTAAGTTTATCGACAACTGCTTTATAAGTAGCTTCGAATCGAAGTCTAAGCGCCCAATAGCTTTGAGCTTTCCGGTTAGCAAAGAAGTCTTTATTAAGCCTTTTCGGAACCATTTGAGCATCAGGTCTGTATACTCCCCCTGATCCCCTGAATGGCTCATCCCTTATAATTGGTCTTGCTTCTGCATCTCGGGCTTCATTCAGTACCCGGGCATCACCACGAACGCCACTACCAATGCCGTCAGCATCATAATAAAAAGAGTGTAGCCCAAGATTGTCGCATATATCGAAGGTCGTAACAACCGAGCGATAAACGTCGCTACCTTTACCCGACCAACTTTTAAGGAAGTTAAGTAAGATACCTTTTCGGGCTGCGAAGGCATTTTTGTTGCCTCCTTCATCTGCAACGTCTAAGGCCCCATACCTCATCCCTGTCGGTTCTATCCCTAGTTTAGTATGTGCATCTATGGATGCTTGGACCCAGGCACTAGGTATAACGACACCTTCGACTGAGGCGGAGTAGTTAATGTCAAGTTCGGCTGCGACCACCACGGGGTCGAGTTCACGACACTGTTTGTCGTACCAAGCTTGGTCTTTTCGAGGGTCGTCGCGCCAATGGAAAGTGAAGACAGGAACTGTGCCTGAGTGTCTACGCTGGGCGAAACTGTTACCCATGCCGTTTGGGGTAGAGATGTCTTGACGGCAATTGGTCGTCTGAGACAACGATGCATCAACCAGCAGTGGATGCTCAATAAACGCTGACTCATCCACAAAATATATTGAGGTACTATTACCTCTTCCGAGTTGATCACCGCATTCCCCTACGATAAGTGACCCAGTCTCAGGGAATGTCATCCTCATGTGAGGAGCGTTTTTATTAACGTCCCACCCACCCCTGAACTCTATAGGCAGGGCTTGCATAAAAAGCCTTGCTTTCTGAATTAAACTCTTAGGGTCCCCGATAACGTCTACGTATTCCTGCTTACGGGAACCCACCCCTATAGCCATACCTTTGTTGAAAAGGCACAGGGAGCAGCTCAGGGCCATGGTCAACCAGGAGAATCCCATCTGCCGAGTCTTCTCAGTAATCCCTTGCCTCTGATTCATCCAGTGGTTGATAATCCATTCAACCCACTCTTTTTGTTTAGGGAACAAAATAAAGGGGACTGTAGTTGGCAGGCCGCGCTCTAAGTTCCTGGGATCAATCGTGATCCCAAAGTCGATAATGAACTGAGCTATATTGTTCCGGTAAAAGACTTTGAGTGCCGGTAGACAGCTTGGATTTTTTCGAATCCCTTCGAGACGCTTTATACGAGCATCGAATACCGACTTGTAATCGGGAGCATGGAAGTCGAAATCGTCTTCAATCCTTTTTAAGCTGTTTAGCTGGGGTTGTGCCATTAATCATGTCCATGTATGCTCGTTCGGCTTCTTCTACCGACATATTAATCGCTGCAACGGTAATGGGTTTGCCGTCCCTACCCCCAACAGAGATGTCCATCTTTTCGCCAAAGATTTTAGGGAGCATCTTAGCTAATAGAAACTTTCGAGTATCGACTCGTAGTCTTGAGCGCTGAACGTTCTCAGGGTCTAGGACCCTTTCGTTCTCATCTGTGAACTTGTTGTACCTGTCCATGTAATCATTACTCGAATCGTCTGAAATTTGAATCAGTTGATCCGCATGATAAAACCACATGATCTTTTGGGACTCCTCATACATCACCTTAAAGGCGTCGTACTGAGGATCATCGCTCGTATACCACCGCATGAGGGTAGGGTAAGAGGGCATTGTAGGGTCTTTACAAATCTGTGTCGGGGCTTCCCCATTACACATACGTTCACAGAACTTAGTCATCAATTCCAAGCTAAATAGGGGAACCCCTTGGCTATGAGCCTTTTTAGACTTGGAAATATTCCCCGGCCAGTTAGTCTTGTTACCAGGATTAACTGTCCGGGGCTTTTTAGTCGATACGTACGTAACCGGAGGCATGTTTTTGTGATAGTGCGTCTTTTTCTTTTTAGGCGCAAAATCTTTCCCTGACATAACCGAAGGTTCGTCAGTGATCCCTAAGGCTGCATATTCAGCATCACGCTTCTGCCGGTACTTTGTTGACTCCATGATTCCGCCATGTCTCTAGTTCAGACAGGGGAACTGTACCATATTTTTTCACCATCGTTTCAACGCGTCCCCAAAGGCGCTTTTCCGCATGACTACTAATATACGTGGGGTTAGGTTCCGTACGTTTGTACGAAATACCACGAAGAAAATTGTAAGTGATTAGCGTTGCACGAGATTCAGAACGAACATCGTTAACACGGTGAAGGCGAAGCTGATTGCGAAGAGTGCCTTTTGACCTTAACTCTTCTTTACGTATGATCCTGGACTCTTCGGCCAAGGATTTGATTTTGACTTTAAGAAATCGAGTACTCATGAAACCTCCAAAATGATTGTGATAGCGCGCGCATAATCACAATCATTAAGGAGGCCCACGAATTTTAGTGAGTAATTCAGCTCACTGTGGCATTACCATTACGAGAAATTGGCTCCCGGGGAAGGATTTTAACCTCCGACCTGCCGTCGAGTTTTACGTCGAAGCCGCTCTTTCTCTGAGCTACCCGAGAATAAATTGTGACCTTCTCTCCAGCCCATTGCGCTGTTCTAGCCCGCTGATGGGAGACGTAGTCTAACGGCAGTTCTGTATTGGTGCTACGCGGGCGGACTCGAACCCCCTTCTGATGCTTACAAGGCAACTGCTTCACCATCAAAGCTTGCGCAGCGATGGTAGTTGTCGTTGTGGGATCAGAGTTCATAGTGTTGGAGGTCCTACTGGGAGTCGAACCCAGCATCCTACGGATTGAAAGCCGAGGTCATAACCGCAATGATTTAGGACCGGATTCATTTAGGGGTGAGTCTACCCAATACCAATGGTTGAAGGAAATATACCTAAAGGGAACCAGGAAATCCATCTCTTTTCAGGCTTTTTTAGGGTAAACAATAACTTCTAACTTATTAATTCGTGACAGAAAGAGGGGTGAAATTATACCTAACCCATTGAATTTTAAACGACTTTGTAGTTTTTTCAACCCCGTTAACATAGTTGTCTACATGAGGTTTGAGCAGATTAAGTCGTGCATAATACTCAGTAAGATTAAGCCCTAATGACTGAACTCGCACTTTTACAGGGAGTTCCCTCCAAACATAGTGCACATGCATCACTTCGGCCCAGGGCCTGGGCATACCACTCCAACATCGATGAACTAACAGGGCGTCCCCGGTATAAACCTCCGGCCAGTTTTGTGAGTTGCCGTTATATGAAGCGCCTTCACCTTCTTCTTTTACGCTTCCTAAAGTACAGTTCATCTTGCCTAAAACTTCTTGAAGCGTAAACTTCTCAGGGAGAACGATCCCTAACGCTTTCCTTCTCTGCTCAGCCCAATTGATGCAGAGCCTATCGGCCCAGTCAGGCGCTCTTCGCAAGGGGGTATCCTCCTGAGGAGATACGGCAATCATTACACAAGATATGAACCCAGATTATTTTGACACCACAAATAGCGCAAGTCTTAGTCAAAGAGGTCACTGTTATCCTCCAAAAAGTGTACGGTATATATCATCCCCACTCCACCTCTAAGTAATCTGGCCCTGAAGGTCCATTTACCTTGCGAGTATACCAAAATGTTTCCCTCGACGGAATCTATCTTGACTCCATCAGGGTATCCCCGCTTAAAACGCTCTACGTCGTTCTTACTCCATTTCACGTTGTAACCCTTAGCTTAGCTGAAAGCTTTCTTAAGTCTTTAGCAAGTTCGGGGTATTCAAGTTCACAACAATAAGTATACCTCTGTAATGCTGCTCTTGCATGTTTATCATGGGTTAGGTCAAGTACGAAGTATTCACAGTCTTTATGCTTCCCAGTGGGGTCATCTACTCGAGAAACATTGTACTTCTTATAGAGTCCGCGTTCTTTATCACTATTAATCATGAGGGTATCCCTGAGGACCAATCAGGATTAAAATCCTACCCCCTTCCCATTCAGGATAGGACTTTTTTTGATTTCACTTATCATCAACTCACAAAAAACCCGCCGAGGGAGTGTTTCCTCCCTGGCGGGCGAAAGGTCAATAACAGATCATGGACCAAACCAAACAGGATTATCATACCCTAAGTTCAACACAAAAGAAATCACTTTTAAAATCGGCATTGAAGTACGCGAAGCTTGGCTTCGCTGTATTCCCCTGTCGTCCACGACGTAAAGATCCCGACGGCCTTCTAGTCCCTAACGGTCATCTGGATGCTACGACTAACGTTAAAGTGATCAGGGCCTGGTGGACCTCTTCCCCCAATGCCAATATCGGCATAGTCCCCCCTGAAGGGTACGCTGTGGTCGATGTAGATCCCAGGGATGGGGGCCTGATCACCCTCCAGGGGCTCGGAGGTGGCACAGAAACCCTGAAAGCGTTCTCCGGAGGCCCAGATAGGGGCCACCACCTCTGGTACCGGTACGTGCCCCACCAGCTCCCCGGGAACCTGGGGGAGGGTATCCAGCTCAAAGCCAATGGGCACGGGTACGTCGTCGCCCCTCCTTCAATCCACCCTTCGGGCGGCATCTACGAGTGGGAAGACGAATTTAACCCGGAGCTCATCTCCCCCTGGCCGCCTGCTTTGGGCGTATTTAAAGATTGCAATATCAACAAAGTTTCTGAAGGTATTACACTAACTCCCTCCCAGATCGACGCATTACTTAAACAAACCCCTTCAGATGATTACGACACCTGGGTCAAAGTGGGCCAGGGGCTTAAATCTGACTACCCCGACACCGGCTTTGACTGGTGGCTTGAGTGGTCAAAGAAATCTAAGAAGTTCCCAGGGGTAGGGGCTCTGACTAAGAAATGGAACTCATTCAAGGGTTCTGGAGTTACCACAGGCACTCTGGTTTATCTCGCAGGAGGCAAAGTCCCAGCTCCCTCCCCCGAAGAAGACTTCTCAGCGTATACCCCTGACCTTTTCGATGATGCGCCTAAGAAAGTTAAATCTGGGCTGCTAGTCACTAAGCTATCCCAAATAACCGCTGAACAGATCGAGTGGTTAGTCCCTGGGTACTTTGCTCGTGGTATGGTCCACTGCATCGCAGGCCACGGAGGCGCAGGTAAGTCCCTGGTGGTCACATCCCTGATGGCAGCGCTTTCTCAGGGAGTAGATTGGCTTACAGGGGAAATCACTAATAACCCCATCGACGTGCTCATGATCACTGAGGAGCAATTGAAAATCTCAGTAAAGCCCAGAATGGACCTCGCAGGAGCAAACGTTGATCGTATCCACATTATCGAAGGTAAAATCCAAAAGAAGCGCGATAAGGGTGGGAAGGAGGTCGTTATCCCATGGAACCTGGACGATCACATAGCCGATACCACCCAGTGGCTCAAAGCAAATCCACAAACGAAACTTCTCATCATTGACCCCATAGGATCGTTCATGGAAGGGGATAAGCGAGAGATTGATACCTGGAAGGACTCTAACGTTCGTAAGGTGCTTGATAAGTGGGTCAAGTTGGCAGAGTCCCTTAATATAGCTATTATCTACCTAGCCCACTTCAACAAATCTAAGGGCTCGCGGGCTGCTGACAAGATAACCGGCTCCTCGGCCTTCACAACAGTTACCCGTATGACATACGTCGTGGGACAGGTAGGGGCCGACTGGCTTGAGACCCAGGGCTACCCAGGGAATGGAGATGACAGAATTATGGTGGGGGTCAAGTGCAACATAGGTCGGAAACCCCCAGTACTTGTAATAGGTGTAGAGGGTGTACAGGGGAATGACAACCCGCGGATATTTATGAAGGGAGCGCTGGCACACGGCATTCAAGACGAAGCGGAACAGTTACTCATGGGTAATGACGTATCAGGGAAGAGTGTGCTTGAGGGAGGGGGGACTAAAGAAACCAACGTAGATAAAGTGTTTAAGGTGATACAAGAGAACCCAGGGATAACCCGCCGAGGTATAGCAGGTAAACTTAACATCGATGAAGCTAACGTTACCCAGTATGTCAACAAGTTGATTGAGCTAGACAAAACGACTAAGGTAAAGAACGGATTTGAGACTTGGAACTACATTGTAGGTTTGGGAAATCTATTTGTTGAATGAATGGGGGTCGCGCGCGTACTTTGCACCCATACACACACTCATATACACCTTTAATTCCATCCTTCACCCTTTATAGTGTGTATGAGTGTGTGTATGTTCTATTAAGATCAGGAGAGAAAATTGATTAAACGAAAAGATGGCGCTTACATTGGTTATGACACATTGCTTGGAATGTATCAGGACTCACAAAACAAACTGAAACAGGCTTGTGACAAGGCCACAAAATTACAACAAGAAAACGATGCTATAAAACTAGAATTACTTAAGTTTCGTATCACAGTCGCTATTGACTCTATACCCCAGGACATAACAAAGGATGTTGGCTAAAAAGGCCACCCCTATCTCATCCAACTTTGAAGACCGCCCAGCCCTGAAAAATAGGGTGGTGGGGCGGGGGGCCTGGTCCTGAGCCGGTGTTATAGTTAAGTAATACAGTGTGAGTATTAAGTTTGTATTAAGTTTTCGTAATGTTAGCCTGGGCAGGAACTGTGCCAGGGGACAGTCCAGGGATTATTAAGTTTATGTAATGTTCAGGCCCAGTCCCCCTGCCTGACTACAGCCAACCGCACACGAACCCGACTTTACCGTCCCCTACCGGACACGAACCTGTCCAGGGACTAACCAGTAAAATAACTTTATTAAATTCCGTTAATAATCCGGTATCTGGCATATTTAATTCCAGGAAAATATCCGGCCAACTCAGGCCCAGCCAGATTAAACTTTCATTAAATATATTTAACTGGACAGGACCTGATAACCCAGGGCCGGAAAACCCGGAATTAAAAACTGTACCAGCAGGGTATAAACTTTATTAATTATTCATTACAGAAAATTAACTGGACAGGGACAGAAACCCCAGACCGGGCAGACCAGTTCAGAAAATCCTGACCTGGTACAGTTAATTTCCATTAAAAATACTTAATAAACTAACCCTGGTATTCCTGTAATATATCTGGGCCGGGACAGTATTTTCCCGGTCAGTTCCCTGGTCTGATTACCAGGCCTGTTACCAGGTAACAGGATTTACAGGAGTACAGTCAGATGCCCAGACAGCAGACAGCCCAGCCCAGTCAGGACCAGGTAATCCCTGGTTCCCTGATCCTGGCAATTCCCAGCCAGCAGCCCAGCCAGAAACCGGCCCGGTCCCGGAAACCCCAGGGTCTGGGAAACCCCCAGGCGAAAAAACTGGTTAACCCCCAGGTTACCCTGGAACTGAAAAAATCAGCAGCTGCTGGTACCGGTTCCCTGCTGACCTGGCAGGCCCGGTCCTGGGTCCTGATTTACCAGGACCAGACCCGGGTCCAGATTTCCAGCAGGGAACTGGCAGCCCTGTCCCTGGCAGATTTTCTGTCCCGGTACTGCAATCCCAGTACCAGCCCCTGTTATCTGTACCAGGATAAAAACCTGATACCGGCCCAGACCAGGGTCTGACCAGACAGACAGGTACAGGGCAGTCCGGTCAGGGGTATCCCTGGCCGGACTGTTTTTTGCCGGTCAGTCTGGGAATAAGTTAAGTCAGGGTCTGTCCCTGGCTGGACTGTTTCCAGGATTCTGTTAAATCAGGGTCTGGAATAAGTTAAGTCAGGGTCTGTCCCTGGCTGGACTGTTTCCAGGATTCTGTTAAATCAGGGTCTGTCCCTGGCTGACCTGGGAAAAATCTGGGCCAGAATGTAATAGTCCAGGAAATATATTTAAGTCAGGGTTTTAAAGTTTAAACAGGAGTATTAGTTATGAATAAGTTAGAACAGGTATTCGTTAAAGTAAAGGAATTTAAAACTGGAAAGGGAAAGTCCCTGACCAGGGACCAGGAACTGGACTTTTACCGGAACCTGGCACATTCCCTGTACGAAAATTACCCCTCACGAAACCCGGACTTTTCCGGTTCCCCTGACGAAATTCTGGACCAGGAACTGGATAACTTAAGTCAGCAGTACAGTTAAAAAAAAAGGGTTGGTTATCCGGTTGTCTGGCCCTGGCAGTTATTAAGTTAGCTGACCAGGGCCAGGTAGTTGGAAAAAGGGTTGGTTACCCAGGATTCTGTTAAAAAAAGTCAGGTAAAAAAGTGAGTAAATACAGGAGTATTATGTAATGTCAGTTAATTTTAAGTTAGGGACCAGACTGGATAGCCAGGGGTTTGCTGTAGTGTGCGGGGGGTTTAGCTGGAAGGGGATGTTCGTTACAGACCCTGCCCTGGA